GTCGATGAGCCGAATCCGCTGTTCCACCGCGTACGACAGATCGGGCTTGAGCATCAGTGCACCGAACCGCGAGGAGGCAGGAAGTTGGTCATGCGGCCCTCCGCGAGATCCCAGTTCATGAACTCAAGCGGTTCGAGCACCCGAGGCTTGCACCCTACCGTGACCGCAGGCATGGCCATCCACGACCCTTCGTACGTCTCGACCAAGAAGCTGATGCAGTCGTAACGCTCGGGGTCGTTGCGTACCGCGTACCCGGCGTCGTGGAAGCCCTTGATCTCCTCCTCGGTAGCGTTGCGCTTGCGCCCCCACGCCTCGACGATGAACACCACGGCGTCCGCACCGGACTTCTTCGCGAGCCTGCGGATGAAGTCGGCGGCCACATCCTTCGACTCGACGCTCGTGAATGGGACCACGACGGGCATGATCGCGGACAGGTCGCGGCTGAGCAGGAACCATGCAGGCGGCAGCTCCTTGCCCTCGGCCAGTTGCGCGCGGACGCTTTTCTCGATGCCCGCGAGCAGGGTCCGCAGATCCTCCGGGATGGGCCTGTTCATGGCTTGCGCCCCAGCTTCGCCTCCAGATCCGCGAGCAGCTTCGCGACCTCGGGCGTGGCCGACTCGACGAAGATCTTCGTCATCGTCAGCCGCGTGTGCCGGCGCAGGCGCTCGATGTCGTTGTAGAGCGGCAGCGGGATCTTGATGCTGACCATCTGCACCGGCACCACGTCCTCCAGCAGCTCAAGGCTCAGGCCGTGCGCGTGGGCCGCAGGCGGGGCTTCTGCTTGCGCAGCTGCGCGAGTGGATACGCCGCCTTCGAGGAATGCGTCCGAAATGACAGGCGGCTTGAGGGGTGGATGTTTACGCGTAGCCATGGAAAACCTCTGCATAGATAGATGCCATTTCAGCTGTCGCCTTGTCATCGGCAGTGCTGCGCGGCAGTTCGTGGACACCGAGACCAACACGTGCGGCTGAACGTACAGCCACGCGGTCCCAAATGACTTGTGTATGTACGTCAAATAGATCCTTCATCTCCGACAGCATGGCTATCGATTCAGCCGCTTCGCGCGTGCAGCTGGCGGGCACTTTGTTCAGCACGGCGAGCACAGGCGTGTCCTTACCTTCAGCCCGCAGTTGGGTAATCAGCTTGCCCATCGTGCCGAGCGACCATGTGTCAAACTGACCAGTGGTCACAGGCATGACTATCACGTCGGCCGCAGACGCAGCCCCACGGGTCTCCAGCCCGTCGTCACCCGGGCAGTCCACAATGACTGCATCCCATAGCTTCGCCTCGGCGACCAGATCCTTGTAGATCTTGCCGGACAGATGGGCACGCGCAATGGAAGGCTCGATGCCCGACTCTGCGCGTGTCTGCACCCATGTATCGGCGCTCTTATTGACAGGATCAGTGTCGATCAGCTTGACGTTGAACCCGCTGCACGCATGTCTAGCCGCTAGGTTCGTCGATATGGTCGACTTGCCAACCCCACCTTTGCCATTCACTACAGCCACAATTACGCCCATGTTTCCCTCCGTCAAGTTATGGGTCGAGCGGTCAGTATAGCACACGATAACTACAGGTGTAACTAGACGTGTATGTACGTCATAGATACGTCTGTATGTATCGATATGTCTGAGTATATATGTGTGTCTTTATTGCAAGCTATAGGGCCGATGTTATGCGGGGAGGGAAGGGCGGCTAGGAGCGTTAGTTGCAATTGAAGAATATATGTCAAACACCGGAGGTTAGGGCAGGGCGTCGGTGCCTCCCCGTGTGGACAAGCCCGCTGCCCCCACCACAAGGGCGGGGACAGCCGCTACGCGGTCCCGGCCTTGACCACACTCGAACCTGACGCGCGCTGCGCGCTTGCCCCAATGAGAGAGAAAGTCAAAGGCAGAAAAGCGTATGAACCAGATCAAGAGGGAAATTCCCGGAAACCCCTTATTCCATATAGAGGTCTATGCAAAAATTTGCTAACACTTCGGCAAAATTTTGCCGAAACTTGCCTAAAAATTAGGCACCAATTCATGTAAACCCTCATGTCGGATTTATGCAAAAACTCGCGTTGATTGCAGCATTGATCGGTGCTTAAATTTCGGCTACGATACGTCCCGAACTCGTCGGAGGACTTATGGCTACCGTGTTCAAGGGCAGTCGCCGCCTGCAGGATCTTGAGACGGGCGAAGTGCTTGACACACAACTCGTTGAGAAAACTGTCGGCGATGTCGGCTTCCACAAGATATGGCTGCATGAAATCCTTGATCTCGTCGACGAGGTGGGCAATGCGAAGATGGTCGTGTTGATGTGGCTGCTGTCGCATGCCGATGCGCAGAACAAGATCTTTGCGACCGGGCGCGAGATTGCCGAAGGGGCGGGCACCAGCCCGCGTACTGTCACGGCGTTGATGGCCAAGTTGCAGGAAGCGAATATCATCACGAAGGTGCGGTATAGCGTGTGGCGGCTGAACCCCGACGTGATCTTCAAGGGCGACCACAACAAGCGCATGGCCGTCCTGATTCGCTACAGGGACGAGACGCAGGCTGACCTGTTCGACGAAGCACCTGCACCTGCAACTAAACCGCATCTGAAGCGTGTAGCCTGATGACTTCCACTCAAGTTTTCCTGCAGTACCTCGCCACGAGCGCCGGCTTCAAGCAGTTCGTAGCCAAGGGGCTGATGTGTGGCGGTGGCCGCACGTCATGGACCTACGCGGAGTGGCTGGCCATACATCGTCCCGACATCACCCCGCCGGAGAAGGCGTCGTGAAGATCGATCCGCGCGAGCGCATCGAGCTGGAGCACGCGCAGCGTATCTGCACGGCGAACGGCTACATCCACTACCGCCGGTTCCCGTCCGGCCGCGACGCGGCGATCTGCAAGCTCATGTACACGTGGGCGATCTACGCGGATCTCACCGCGTGGGGCTACGGCGATCGCTGGTGCTTCAGCAGCTACGCGAAGGCGCTCACGGCGCTCGCTGAGTGGGATGGCGCAGACGACACGGAACCGCAGGGCTGGCACCGGCACCCGGACAGCGGCCGGCGTCGCGAAGATGGCGATCCTGCCCGCGAGACCGTCAACTTCTGAAATCGGAGCGAGCATGACCGAGAAGGTAAGCCTCACGAAGGAGATGCTGGAGCGCATCGACCGCGACTCCGACGTCCTGGCCCAAGCCGCTCAAATCGTTGCGCGCCTGCGGCCCGAACTGATCGAGCTGGCCAAGCGGCGCAGCGAGGCGTTCGAGCACGATGAGGGTTCGGCCAACTTCCTCGTCACCGCGATGCACGACCTGCTTGGCGATCTCGCCGAGCACTTGGCCGAGGGATCGCGCCGTGGCTACGCGTACCTGAACAGCCAGCGCCATTGATGCGTTAGTAACTATTATGTCAAGTCATTTCGACACGTGTAACAAACTGAAGATTCATGTACACTGAGGACTGCAAGCGATTTGGTCTCTCTTGCATTGCCAACCCCGCTCCCCCCGGGGCGGGACCATTGGCCCCCGTGTGGTAAGTTAAGCAGGGCAGCCTCCCAAGGGGCTGCCCTCTTTTTTGCCTTCACCAGTTGCCGCCCGCCGTGTCCGCGTCGCCGAAGGCGCACGGGCCACACAGCTGCGTGGGGTGAACCGTAGGCGTGCAGCCGCAGCACAAACACGGCGTATGCCAGTCCTTGTCGCCGTCCTCGCTCGGCGCGACCTGCTTGCCGGCGTCGCGCTCCTGCTGCATGAACTGGTAGCCTTGCTGACGCTTCTGGATCATCACAGCCTCCCTGTCCGCAGATCGTCCAGCACCGCCTGAACGTCGTCGGCCGGCTCCTGCAGGCGGTCCTCGACAAGCTTGGCGTAGCCGATGATATCGTGCCAGTTGTCGAGGTAGTTCGGGTCGCCGTTCACGATGCGCGCCATCTTGTCCGCAATGACCTCCAGCGCCTGCTTCTGGTCGTCGGCCAGCCGCTCCCACCCGGGGTGCTTCCACATCGATCGCTTGATCGACTGCGCGACGATCGCGTGTTCGCGGAACTTGCCGTAGCGCTCGCCGCGCTGCGCCAGCGTTGCATCGATGTTTCCCATACGTCACCTCCTCAGTGCATCGTGAAATTGCCTTGGGTGGATGCCGGCTTCGACGGCGCGCCCACGAGCTGCAGGTCCGCGTCGAGCTTGCGGTTATCGATCAGCCAGCAGCGCGTCTGGCCAGTGCGATACACGGTGTCCGCGCCGAGCACCTTCTGCGCCGCGCGCTTCACGAGAATGCCGGACTCCTCCAGCTGCTTCTCGATCGTGCGGAACGCGATGCGGTTCTCGGCGCAATACTTGAGCATGGCGCTGCGCGAGATGTACGTGAGGCCCACGTCGTCCTCCTTGCGCACCTCCATCTCGTCGAGCGGCTTCTGCACCACGTTGTCGATGTTCGAGCTGGACTTGGCCGACAGGATCAGCGTGTTGCGCAGCTTCGAGTCCAGGAACTGCGCGAGCAGTTCGGCCGGCGTCGTGCCCGACTCGCGGATCGTCAGGCGCTGGCTCACGAGCAGCTGCACCATCCACTGCAGGTCGTCCTCGAACGGGAAGTCGAGCAGCCCCAGCTCGGCGCAGATCTGCGCGGCCGTGTAGCAGGCGGCGACGGCCGCCGACCAGTAGCGTTCGGCCGATGCGTTCGACGATGACAGCAGGCGATCGATCTTCTCGACGTTCTCGATGAAGCGGTCGCGCACCTTGGCGTAGTGCTTGGCGACGTACTGCGCGAACAGCGGGCCGGCGAGCCCGTGGTGCTCGTTCAGCTCGCGCAGGAACTGGTCGGCCGCCAGCTTCGCCTCCACGCCCGTGTCGACAAGGCGGAAGTCCACGGAGATGAGACGCATCAGGTGCGGGTCGAGATCCTTGCCTGTGGCCATCATCGCGGAGATCGTGTCGGCGTTCGTCGTCATCGCGCCCATGGTGGCCCACGTGTCGAACCGCGAGGACATGATGCCGTCGTGCTGCAGCCGGCGCTTGCCTTCGCCCTGCGTGAAGTTCAGCAGGAACTTGCGCAGATCCTCGTTCTCGCGCTCGGTCACGTCGTCGATCAGGAACGGCAGCGAGTGCACGCAGCCCAGCGCCGAGTACAGCGCGTTGATCGTCGCGCCGTCCTTGTTGCCGTTCACCAGCAGCGACATCGGGTGCCCCCACACGCTGCTCATCGCCTTCAGGCAGGAGGTCTTGCCACGGCCGCTCGCGCCGCTCGCGCAGAACAGCACGCCGTTGTTGCCGGTGTCGTTCATGTGGAACAGGATCGAGCCGAACGAGTGGTAGAGGAACATGCGGTGCCCCTCGTAGCCCGGCCGGTTATAGAACGACATCGCGCGCTTCCAGCCCCCGAGCGTGCCGGTCGGCTTGAGCTTGCCCTTGGTGACGTTCGCGACCGCATCGCTGGGCGAATGCGCCACTACTGTCCCGTCTTGATGCACGACACGATCGCCGAGCACGAACACCTTGTGCTCATCGTGCCACCCGAGGCGTTCGTACAGCTTCTCGCGCCCGGCCTCGCGGGCGAGCTTCTGCAAGTAGGCGGTCATATAGAGCTGCGTCATTTTGGATTGGTCCCCGCCGAGCACGATGCCCTTCGAGAACAGGAGCTTGGCCAGACCCTTCGGGTCAGCCAGCAGGCCGAGCGGCACCGCGAAGTCACGCGGCTCCGGCGGTGCGCCCTTCTTCAGCGGCAGGTACACCCGCCACATGCTGCGCTCATCGATCTCCTGATCGATGCCGTTCTGCGCGCGGATCGCGAGCGGAAACAGATCGTAGGGGCACACGACCTGCTGGCGCGGCCGGCCCTCGTTGTCCTCGGTCTCGATGATGACCGCGCCATCCTTGCGGCGCTTGTAGCCGGCCGGCGGCTCGGGCAGCGTGATCTCGGTTGGCGCGGCCGGCGCGTCGTCGCTGTTCGGCATCTCGTCGTTCTCGATCGCGACGCTGGGGGCCAGGATCTTCGGCGCGGGTACCGCCTCCACGTGGCGGCCGAGCTGGGCCGGCGACGTGAGCTTCGTCCAGTGCGGGCATGCTTCGCACACCGAACTATTCAGGGCGTGAAAATGATCGCATCGGGTCGGACCAGCGTGCCAGTTATTGATCTTCTCGACCATCGCGTTCGTGCTGAAGTCCGCGTGCCGATCGGACACGGACAGGCCCGCGAGCGTGCGCGGTTCGCAGAACTTGACGATGCCCAGCGACGCGCGCCACAGGGGCTCGCTGGCGCGGCTCCCATGCGTGGCGACCATCGCGCCGAGCTGGCCGCACGAAAAGACGATCCGGTCGAAATTCAGCGGATCGTTCGTGGTGCCGATGTTGTCCATGCCCTCCCACACGCCCGTGGCGGGCCTGCTGCCACCGAGGATGAGCGTAGGTGCCACCGATGGCACGCGTGCCCCGTGGTCGGCCGCGTAGTCGGTCACGCGGTGGGAGAAGTCGACGAAGCTGACCACGCCGGCATCGCGGAGCACGCTTACGGGCGCATTACGTCGGACGTTATAGCTGCCCGGCACCCGCAGCACGCGGGCCTGATCGGCCGGGACAGCCATGTCGGTGCGGAACCCCTCGGCCACGCAGATCGCCTTCAGGCGGTCGGCCACCGGCCGCCACTCGGCGACGGGCACCGCGATCGCCAGCGCCCAGTACGCGTGAATGCCGCCGCCTGAGTCGACCAGCATCGGCTGCGGCAGGCCGACCTTCTTGTAGAACGCCTTCAGCTCGCGCACCGCGTCGCGCTTGCTGGGAAACTTCTTCGGGTCAGTCGGGTCGACGTCGAGGTCCAGATAGAAAGACCGCATGAACGCGACGTTGGCTTGCGTGCGCGTGCGGTACTTCTGCTTCTCGGCGTCCCAGTAGCGCGCCTCTTTGTACGTGCCCAATGCAACGTACGCCGGCTTGCCCTCGAAGGTCAGGTGGTTGACGTGCGCGAGTGCGCTGTCGATGGTGGTGTGCGCGCGGTTGAACCAGCCACGCTCGGCGGGCGTGGCGATGAAGATGGTCCCCGAAGGAGCCAATACCTTTTCGAGGAATTCCCGCGTTGTCATGTGAGCCCCGTCAGGGTGGGTCAGGCGGCGATCGGCTTGGGCTGCGGCTTGTGCGTGCGCACCACGCGCTGCATTGCCTTGCATCGTTCTTTCACGGTGCCGGCAAGCGGCAGATCCTTGGCACGCTTAGCCTTGCGAAGGATCGTGATGAGGCGCTTGATCTTGATGATCTTGTCAGCGTCGCGCGGGCGCGCTTCGCCGTACATCCAGCGATAGATCGTCACGTCTGAGACGCTGAGCAGTTCAGCGACGACCTCGACCGGTACGTTGCCGTCGATGATGAGTTCCGCCAGCGTCGGACCCAGGGCGTCGGGGTCGGCGATGCGCGCCTCGGCGATTTGCTTGAGCCGGGCGTCCGTCAAGATGCGAGTCATGGAAGGTCTCCAGTGGTACTAAAGGGCGCGCGTGGGGGCGCGCCCGGCGAATATTACTCGGTCTCGTCGTCCCAATCGTCGAGGAGAGAACTCACGCCGTCGCCAGCGGAGGCGGTTTCCACCACGGTCGGCTCAGGCGTCGGAGCCGGCGCAGCTGCGGCCGTTTCCTTCGGCTTACGCGTTGCCTTCGGCTTGCTCGTCGCGGCCGGCGTCGGAGCCGGTGCTGCCGCTGCCGGCGTTTCCGTGTCACCCCAGTCGGCGTCACCCTCCGACTCGGCTGCAGCCGCCGCTGCAGCTGCCAGACGTTGCGCTTCCGCCGCTGCCGCTGCCGCAGCTTCCGCCGCGCGCTGGGCCGCCGCCTTCGCCTCGGCCTTCTTCGCCGCAGCCTGCGCCTGCTTCGTGGCCTCGGCCGCCGCCGCTGCCGCTGCCTGCTCGCGCGCTGCCGAGTCGGCTGCATCGTCGTCATCGTCGTCGCCACCCGCTGCCGGCGCAGTCGGGATGCCCGTCATGCCGTCCGTGGCCGGAACGCCGTTGAGGATCTTGTCGATCACCTCGGCCTTCTCCTTCAGCACGGCCTTCGTGACTTCCGACTCGGTGTCGTCCAGCCAGCGTGATGCCTTGAACAGCAGCTTCGGGTACGGCGTGTCGTCGAACTTCACGATCGTCTCGACCATGCCGGTGTACGTCACGCCGCGCTGACGCAGGAAGTCCACGTACTGATCCCACGCGTACCAGCCTTGAGCGTTCTGCTTGGCCGCTTCCTTGTCCCACAGGCTCGTCTGCGGCAGCTTCAGCAGCATCGGCGGATGCTTGCCGATCTTGTCGCCGGACGGCACCACGGCAAGCCGCTTGTTGGCCGTGCACAGCGTCGTCGCCTTGTTGTCGTCGGTGATCTTCGAACCCTTGATCGCGTTCGGGCAGCTCGCGCACGTCGGGGCGCACGGCTCCTTGATCGAGGCGTCCGGCTTCTCGCCGTCCAGCGACGAGCAGATCGGTGCCTTGTTCTCGCCGTCCACGTACGGGCCGTAGTAGGCGCGGCTGCGGTTCGCGCGTGCGTTGAGCACGACGAGGTTGATGATACGCACGCCGATGCGCTCGCCGGGGTTTTCCTTGTCGGGGCGTGTCACCAGCTTCTTCTCGCCATTCAGGACCGTGTACCAGTCCTTGCCCGGGAACACGAGCTGGTCGGTGGTGTTGCGCGCTGCGATGTTGGCCAGTTCGCCGAAGGCGGCCTGGATGTGCGCCGGCATTGCTGCGCTGGCGTCGAACGGAATGATGTTAGCCATGATGTGTACCTCGTGGAGTTACGCCGCCAGCTCGGCAGCATTCGGGTTGAAACCAAGCGCCTTGTAAATGCAGCGCAGGTGAAGCGCCTGCGACAGCGCATCGTCGAGCGCGTTGTGATGCGTGCCGTAGCGTTCCAGCTTCGCGTGCTGCGCGCCCGGCAGGTTCTTCACCGTGCGGTAGCAGCGCTCCTTGTGCCACGCCCACGGGATCTGCTTGCCGCACACCTTGTACGCAGCTTCCAGCAGGCCCGCATCAAAGCGCGCGCTGTTGCCCCAAAAGCTCATCGGCCGCGAGCCCCACCAATCGGTGAAGGCATCGAGCGCCAGCGGCAGCGTCACCGCGTCCGGGTGGCTCATCACCATCTGCGCCGCCTCGCCCTGATCGCACCAGAACTTGATCGCGCCTGCGTCCGGCCTCATGCCCAGTTCGAGGCACGATTCCAGATCGATCGGCTGGTAGAACAGATCCATGATCGGTTCGTCGTCGAAGTTGAAAGCAACCGCGCCGATCGACAGGAGCGGGGCGTACGGCTTGGTGCCCATCGTCTCCAGATCGACCATCGCGTTCAATGCGTTTTCCATCGTCAGTCTCCCTTACGTACGCGCATGACGCGCTCCTCGAACTTGTTGAGCCCGGGCGGCAGAGCGTTATCGTTCGCCGCCATGTAGTTCTTCACCTGCTGGACCGCGACCCGCCGTTCGAAGAAAACGAACGGGTGCTCTTGCTTGCGCAGCCACGCCTCCCACGCCACGTCATCGGCGATCGACAGCTTCATCGTCTTGTCCGTGTACGTGGTGCCGTAGACCGTCTTGAAGCCCTGCACCTTCTGCTCGTCGGCCACCTTCAGCAGCAGGTTCTCGATGCGCTCCATGATCCGGTTGTACTGCGCTTCTTCCTCTGCCCACACCTTCGCGCGAGCTGACTTCTTTTCGCGCGTCTGGACGTACCGCTTCACTAGCTGGTCGGGCGTAAGGGCCGCCAGCGAAGCGAGGGCCGCCTCGAACCGTTCTTGCATGGTCATGTTCATTTGGTCTCTCCTTCAGCAACAGATGTAACTAATATGCTCGCAATCCTAACTAAATGCAAACCGGCCGAGTGCGCCGCAGCCCCCGGGTTTACGCTGCGATCCTCACTTGCGCGAGGTCGAGCCCCAGCTCTCGTTTGTACAGATCCAGCATCGATTCCTGCGTGATGCGCCGCCCTTCCACCATTGCGTAGATCTCTTGCTCGAAGCGGTTCGCCGCGATCCGGGCGATCGTCATCTTGCGCTTCTGGCCGGGGCGGTTGATGCGGTCCATCACCTGCATGCTCTGGTCGTTCGAATAGATCGGCGCGTAGAACACCACCATGTCCGCGTCGGTCAGTGTCAAGCCGTGCGCCATCACCTTCGGGTGACACACTGCCTCGGTCAGCGACGCGTCATTGCGGAAGTCATGCCAGATCTTGTCGCGCTTGGTCTGGCTCACGTCGCCGTTCACCACCTCCACGCGCCGGCCGTCACCTCGCAAGTTGTGCCAGATCCGCAGCTCCTCGGCCAGCGCCCGCGCGATGCCCTTGAACGGTACGATAATCAGCACCTTCGAACTCGACTGCTCGATCAGCTCCTGCAGCACGCGCAGGCGCGGCTTGTGGTCGATCGTGATGTACGTGCCGTCCTCGCGCTTCACCGCACCGCAGAGGATCTGGCGCAGCTTGATGATCTTGATGGCCGCGTTCGCAGCCGTGATCTTCTCGCCCTGCGCCTCGGCCACGAGGTGATTTTTCATGGCCAGATAGGTGCGGCCCTGCTCCACCGACAGTTCGGTCGACCGGTTTAGGAACGTGACGGGCGGTAGCTGCAGGCAGTCGGCTTTCTTGAACCGGATCGCAGGCTGCAGCGCGTTGTACGCCAGCTCGTTGCTGCCCGGGCGCGGCACCCACTTGTGCTGACTGACCTGATACATCGTCTCGCGACGCCACTGGCTGAAGAACTTCGGCACCCGCGACTTGTCGACGAGGCGCGCCAGCGCCCATGCGTCGGTCGGTGCGGTCGGGCACGGCGCACCCGAGAGCATCCACAGCTTACGGCCCTGCGTGATCTGTTCCAGGATCTCGTACTGCTCGGTCTGGCCGTTGCGGTAGTCGCTGCACTCGTCGACGATCACCACGTCGATGTCCTTGCGCGCGAGCAGATCCTTCTTCAGCACCTTCAGGCCGGCCGGGTTGATGATGTAGAAGTCCGCCGGCTTCGACAGGCGGTCGCGGCGGCGCTCGGCGTCAGCATGCAGGATCATGCCGGTGCGGTGCATGCACACGGAGAAGATCTCCTGCAGCCACGTGTCCTTCAGCGTCGACAGCGGGGCCACGATCAGCGCGCGCTTGATCTTGCCGAGGCGCATCAAGTAGTCGGCCGCCCACAGCACGCACGCCGTCTTGCTGGTGCCCATCTCGTTGAGCACGAAGCAGCGCGAGTGCAGCGTGAGGAAATCCGCCGTCGCGTACTGGTGGTCGAACACGCTCTCGAAGCGGGCGGGCCGGGGCCAGTCGTAGTAATAGCGGATCGGGCTCGGTGCCTTGATGCCCATGTTGCGCAGCACCTTCACCACCGCGAGGTTATGCGGCACGGCGATGTTGTGCCCGTCATAGTCGAGCAGCTTGTGGTGCGACGGGAAAATGCCCATCAGCTGCGCGAGCGTCTTGGGGCGCACCTTCAGCACCAGACTCTTACTTGGCTTGTGGACGATCATTTGGGTTCACTTGGGAAACAGCAGCAGGAGCACGAGCGTTTGTTCCATCCGTGCCAGCTCATCGTCGTTAGACACAACGAACACGAAGCCGCCGGCCTTCTTCATCTCGGCGATCGTGACTTGCTGACGTGGGGTGGGTTGCTTGCCTGGAGCCTTGGTTTCTACCGCAATGAAATAGCCACCGCCGCAGTTGATGAAATCCAGCGACGGTTCTCCGTATCCGTTCAATACCGGCATGTGCACGTACAGGCCGAACCTGCGCAGCACCGCCTTCACCTTGTCCTTTACTTTCCCTTCGGGGGTGCGCCGACTCATCGCGCGCCGCGACCGTGGTATTCGCAGCTCGTCACCGGGCAATGCTTGCGGCACAGGCCGCTGGGCTTAGCCACGAAGATCCCGCACTTGAACGCCTTCAGGTAGTCGCGCAGCTTCGGCACCAGCGAGTCCCACATCTCCTCCATCTGCGCGCGGGTGAACGTCTCGCGATCCTTCGCCGACTCGTCAAACCCGTACTGCAGCCAGTGGAATGCGCAGTGCACCGTGTTCACTTCCGGATGGCAGTGGAACACCGTCAGCGCAAACACGATCAGCTGCTGCATGTCCTTCTTCCGGTTCTTGCCCGTCTTGTGGTCGTCGACCCACGCCACGTCGCCGTCGATCGTCAGCACGTCGATGATCGCCCGGCACCACACATCCTTCGCGAAGAACTCGGTCGGCTGCAGCTGCTTGTTCAGCGCGTAGCGGCGCTCCACCAGCGTGCGGCCCGCCCGATCGATGAAGCCCTGCGCGTACGCCGCGTACAGGCTCATGTTCGCCGGCAGCGGCACGCCCGCGCCGATGTGCTTCTCCAGCGCCCGGTGCACTTCATCGCCCCACAGCGACGCTTCGTTCTTCGTTTCTTGAAAGTGCTTGAGCACCTTCACTTCTTCGTACTGGCGCGGGCAGGTGTCGAACGCCTGCAGCGCCGAATGACTCCATGCGAGCGGCTTCACTTCATCCCCCCTTTGGGGTTACGCGGAAAGCTCCGATTCTTGTGGGGCGTTTCCACGCGCAAATTCTTCGGATCGGTCTGTGCACCGCCCTTGATGAGCGGCACCTTGTGATCCACATCCTTGCCGTCGTGCGGCTTGACCATGCCCAGCTTCTCGGCCTCACGACGAGCGCGTTCACGAGCGGCGTGTCTCGGGCCATCGCCCCGCGCCTTCGCGGTTGCTTCCTCGCGTTTATAGTTACGTTTGTAATTCGGAGAACTAGGCATGTCAATTCTCGCTGGTGGTTCGGATGTCAAAAACACGCTTAACCATGTACGGCACGAAGTTGTGGTCGACGTACACGGTGCCGTCCTCGGCGCGGAGTACGGCTCGGTGACTCACCTTGTCGTACTCCAGCACCTCGAACGTCGTGCCCTTCACCTTGCCGACGATGAACGTCGTCACGCGTGCTCCGTCGCCGGCAGCACCTTCTCGTCCACCTTCACCACCTTGAACCCGTACTTGTTCAGCATCTCGTCCGTCAAGGCACGATCGAACGGCACGCCCGTATCACCGAGCAGCGTGCCAATCCGTGTGTCCTTGTTGAACTTGATGATCTTGAAACGCAGCCCGGGTGCCTTCGTCGATTCCACGTAGAGCGCCATGACACTCTCCCGAAGTCCAGATCGTTACTTACAGTGCGGCGCGGATGTGCGCGATGAGATGGCGCACTTCGTTCCACGCGTCACCACCGAGCTGCACAGCCAGCTCCTCGATGCGCTGCAAGTACGACTCGGCCGGGTGGGCTTCAGAAGGGGATTCGGGTGATGCGTCCGACGAACCCGAATCCGGCGCGGCCACTAGCGTCAACGGCGACGTAGCAGCCGCTTCGACGTTTCCCTCCGGGGCCGGGGTCGGTTCGTTGGTAGGCTCCGGTGGCGTCGCGTTGGCAATCCAGTCCGGCTCCGGCTCCGTCGAGGCCGGCGCGGCGTCCGTCGCCGGGGTTTCGTTCTGGTTCAGATCGTCCGACATAGTACGAACTCCTAAATATTGGTCGCAAAAAATTTAGCCCGTCACACCTGCACGCCGTGCTTGCGGAGCGCCTTACGAGCGAGATTGACGGCGGCAAAATCAGCCTCCGTCAACGGTGATCCATCGACTCGTTTGCCCTGCTTCATGTGCTCCATTTTCACGTCGTACAGCCGCTTCAGTATAGCTGCAAGCGTTGCGGGATCGTTAGGAATTCCAACTTGTTTTTTACTCATGACTTTCCCTCGTCAGTGCTTCGCAAGACCATAACGCCTGTGCATGCCACCCTCGCTATTCAGCGGCAAGTCAGGTGCCCACACGGGCGGAATCTTCATCTTCGCCATCAGGCGCTCGAACGCCCACGGTGCCTCAAACTCATGTGCAACAAAGACACCTTCGTCGTGCACGCTGTGCACCCACCACACCGGGCGGCCCTTCGCTTCCTGAGCAAACGACAGGCACTGGCCGAGCACGATCAGGCGAGCCAGCGCCTGCACGATGTTCTCGACCATCTTCGCGCCGTAGATCTTCTCGCGCGACTTGCCGTTCCAGAACGTCCACTCCATGTATCCGGTCTCGGGGTCTTTCTCCCGCTTCAGCTCCGGGTACAGGATCTTCAGGCCGCCGGGCAGTACGATGCCGTCCACACACGTCTTAACTACTCCACGGTAATCCACGTTCACGCCAACCTGTCCACGCGCGATGCACGCGAGTGCTTGGTTGCAGCGGTCCCACAGCGCCGTCACGCGCTTGTGCGAGTTGCGGTAAATCTTGCACACCTCCTCGCACAGCTTCATCTCCAGCACCAGCGGCTTGCCGTCCTTGCCCTTCGCCTCGCGGCGCACCGAGACTTGGAACATCAGCGCGCCCTGCCCGAAGCCGAACGCCAGCTTCACGCGCTTGCCCATCTGCCGCTCGTCCGGGTCGAGCGCCTTGTCGATCGGCCGGCCGTAGATCTTCTCGGCCATGATGCAGTAGATGTCCGGCCCCTCGCCACGGTCGTAGCGCCGGTACGCCTCGATCATGTCCTCCTGGCCGGCGAGCCAGTCGAGCACGCGCGCCTCGATGTTGGAGCTGTCGCCCACCACGATCGCGTAGCCCAGCTCAGCCATCAACGCATCGCGCAGCTTGCTGCCGCGCTTGAGCGCCTGCCAGTTGATGCTGTCGCCTGCCGACAGCCGGTGCGTGCCGCTCGCGCCGCTGTACTTCAGGTAGATCGTGGCGAGCCCGCGCCGCGACATGGCGATCAACCGCTCGGCACCCTTCTCCGCGATCGTCGTCTTGTTCTTCAGCCGGGCCTCGACCAGCACCTGCACGCGGAAGTCCGGATGCTCCTGCAGCTTCTGCATCGCCTCGTCCGTCTTGGCGAACGCATACGTCAGCGGCGCGATCGGCTCGCGCTCGGCCGGCGGCTTCTTCAACCACGTCGGACTGATCTTCATCGGCGGGTCGACCCCCAGCGCCTTGAGCGCCGTGGCGAACCGCTCGTTGCTCATCAGGTCGTCCTTCGAGACGCCAGCCTCCAGCATGAGGCGTTGCTTTTCTTCCCGCAAGTCGGCCGCATAGTCACTGAGCATCTGCGCATCCAGCTGCACGTGCGGCTCGGTGAACATGCGGATGATCTGGTCGTTCAGCTGCAGCTCCGACTTGCTGAAGTGCGGGGCCATGCGCATGAACAGCTCGTACGTCAGGTCGACGTCGTTGCAGCTGTAGCGGCCGTACTGCGCGAGCCGTGCCGGCCCGAAGTCCGCGTAGTGCATGCCACGCACCTTCAGCACTTCGTCGCCCTTCTTGCCGATGCCGTACCGCTCGGCCAGCTTGTCGAGCGACAGCCTGCCGTTCGCACCATGGAGCGCCCGCGCCATGCCCAGCGTATCGAGCCAAAGGCGCGGGAAAATTCCGTAGTGGTACGAAGTAATGAGCCCGTCAAAATGGGCGTGGTGGCACAGCACGGCCTTCGATTCCAGCTTCAGCGACTTCAGATGCTTGCCGATCTCCGGCCGGGGCACCCAGTACGTGCGCTCGTTATTCACACGCACGCTCACCAGGATCGCCTCGAAGCGCGGGTCACGGACGTACGCTTCCGTCGTCATCGACGACAGCGTGTAGCCGTCGCCGTAGAACGTCTCGTAGTCCAGCACGACCAGATCCATCATGTCCCCCGGCGGGCAGCTTCCAGCATGCGCTCCAGCAGGTTCTGGTGCGGCTCATACGAGACCCCCAGTGCCTCTCGCAGCATGTCCAGCTCGGAGCGGGCATCGCTCAGCATCTCGCGCACCATCGTGGCCATCTCCGGCAGGTCATGCCAGCTGTGCATGGTGCCCGGCTCCGGCTCGCCCTTCAGGGCGTTCGCGGTGCGTTCGAGCAGCGTCGACAGACGATCGTTGAGTCCGGCGAACTCGTCCTCTGGCAGATCAGATTGTCCCATCAGTCGTCCCCTTCCCACGTCAGCAGATCACCATCCTCGTCGGCCGTGTAGCGGCCGGGCGGGTACGGTTCGCCTTCACGCCGATCCTTCTCCTGCACCCACGGGCCGTTGCAGCAGCCACACGCATCGATGTAGAGACCGTGCTTGCGCGACAGCTCGCTCAGCTCCGACAGAAACGCCAGCAGCTTCTTCTGTTCCATCACGCCCTCCCCAGTGCGACATCGATGCGGTGCATCAACGTGTGCGGCACGTTGACCGTGATCGCGCTGCTTTTCCATCCACGTGCGGCGTTCGGATCGTAGCGCTTCAGGTTCGCCAGCTCATCGAGCAGCGTCTGCAGCTCACGCATGCGCGCGGCGGCGCTGCGCAACACGTCTCCCATTGCGTCATCAGCCATGGTTGAACTCCAGCACGACCACCTTGTCGTCCGGGAAGTAGCGCGCGCCAGACGGCACGAGCCAGCCCACCGTGGTGTGATCGACGTCGACCTTCACGCGTGTTGCATCCGGCAGGCTGGCCAGGAACGTCGCCACCTCCGATGCGTTAGCACGACTAAACGAAAAGTGTTGGCTAGTCATCATGCCCCCGTGCGTTCCCACTCCGCGACCAGCTCCTTGATGACCTCGACGCCGCGCCCGGCCGGCGTCAGGTTCGTCGCGTGCACGCATCCCTTCTCAGGGAACACGAGCAGCACGAACGGCACCCGATCGCCGGTCGAGTCGATCAGCGCGTTGTCGATCGCGCCGATCAGCCCCGGCATGCTATCCAGCAGCCTCGCTACCGCCACCGGCTGCTCCGGCGTCACCAGATCCGTGAGGTTCGGGTTGTCCACTGCGTTTGTCATCGTCGGTCTCCTTTGCTGCGATATACGCGGCGACCACCGCCGCACCCATAGTTCCATACGACAGCCGCTTCTGTTTCTGCCGTAGCGCCTTCACGGCCGCGCAGATGATCTTGTGCTGGCGCTCGGCCTGCGCGTACGTCGAGCAGCGATCGCAGTACACGTCTTTCCTCTTGCCGGAGAACACCATCGTCTCGAACAGGACCGGCGTTGAGCTGAAGAAGGAATGGTCGAGCCCGAGGAAGATCGTCGATACGCGGATGTGCCGCCCGAACTTCGTGGTGGCGATGCGTCGGTTCGGCTGATCGAACATCCTGGCCCATGCGACCAGCTTCTCCGGGTCGAAGCCCCAGCGCGTGCCGTCGCCGACGTCAAAGCGCACGACTTCCTTACCAATCAAAACGAAGTGGTCACTCATCGCGCGGCCCCTGTGCTTGCAGGATCTCGGCGCGCAGCTGCGCGCACATCGCGTAATTGCGGCGGTATTCAGCCCACGCGCGCATCGCTTCACGCGTCGAGCGGTACCAGCGCCAGAGGCAGAGAATCGACATCGCCGCGCCGCTGCAGCTGATGGCCAGCGCGAAGTCACGGCCGGCCCCGGCGTTGCCGGCTGCGAGCCACAGGTTCAGGCCGAGCGCGCCCGCGTTCGCACCGAACACGATCGTTGCGTGCGGGAGGAACTTCGGAGGAAATTTCCCCGGTTCCGGTGGCAAATCAGGAAGGTTCACGCAGCGCTCCGACAGGGCCGAACTCCAGCACGCCGAGGCGCGTGCCGTTGCATACCAGTGTCGCGCGGTCGACCTGTACCCGCTCCTGCTGGAACGTCGTGAAGATGCGGCCGACCGACATATCCATCGTGTCGATCTCGACCACGCACTCGTCCCCATCGAAACGGATCTCGACCCGCGCTTTGGTGCGCAAGTTAGCGCCTACATAGTCACCGAGCTGCACGACCCGCGATTCGACCCTCACGAGCCGATCGCGCATGTCACGCAGCAGCTTATTTGCTTCGTCATCCATACTAATTCTCCGGCGGCCAGAACGGCCGCGCAAGCGATTTATTGCTTCGTTTTCGGGGCGTTGGCGACGCGCCCCTCAAAGTTGGCGATCAGCTCCTTCATCGCCGCCAGCATGTCGCCGCGCCCGGCGCTGCTGATGTAGTTCATGCGGTGGCCATCGCCCTCGCCGAACTTGAACACCAGCAGCGTGAACCCCCATCCTGGGGGCAGCGCGTCATCAATCACCCCAGCAATTGCATTCATGGCCCGGGCGACTTCGGGATCGATCGGTTGGTGGCCGCTCATTCTTCACCCACCTTCGGCAGCTCGATGTTGCCCTCGCGGTAGGCCGACAGCCAGCGTTTGAGGTTGCTCACGGCACCGGAGATCGACACGAACGGCTTGCTCAGGTGCTTGCGCTTCTGCAGCACGTCCATGCCCATGTGGTCGCTCATGCCGATGATGACCTCGGCGTTGTGCTGCTTGGCCACCATCGCGTTGCCGCCCGCGCCCTGCCCGCCCAGCTTCGTGTTCGGCACGAAGATGAAGTCGTAGACGCCGAGGAACGCCTTCTGCACGTCCTGCTCCTGCACCGGGTACAGGCCGATCACCATGATCTTCGGCAGCTTCGGTGCTGGCGTACTGACGGGCGTATCGACAGGCGTATTGCTGGCTGTACTGACGTCGGGCTGAACTACTATCCCGGGGTCAGGCGCGGTCGCGGCGTCCATGATGTGATCGACCAAGCCGCCCTTGATCTCGTCGCGCAGCGCCGTGAGCATGTCGACGGCCATGCGCTTCGCGAACTGGCGAATCAGGCTCTCGAACGACATCGAATCGACGTGCTTCGCGATACGCTGCTGCACTTCGACCTCGCGTGCCGCCGCGAGCTGAAGCTGACGTTCCTGTTCGAGCAGCAACGCAGCGTGTTCCTCCTCGGCGCGCCTTGCTTCTTCGACTGCGGCGCGCTCGGCGTCGAACTTCTCCTGCGCGATCTGTGCCTTGGCCATGCGCATCAGCGGCTCAAGCCACTCCTGCACCTGCATCCACGTGTTGATAACGCGCTTGCGGTCGGCCGGCAGCTCCATCGCGATTGCATTGCGCAATGCGTCCAACCGCTCGATACCACCCTGCTCCATGCGCCGATAGACGCTGCGAGCGAGAATCATTTTCTCCTCGTCAGTCCAGCGCACCAGTTGTCGTGAGGCGCTAGTGTCATTTTCAGTAGGCAGAGTGGGAGATGTGGTCTCGGGAGTCGAGACTGGAGCGGCTGCAGCGGGGGCGGGAGTGTCTGTTGCGGGAGGTGTATCGAAAAGCGATTCGGCACTGGCCTTAGCGCCTTCCTGTTTCGTCTTTGAAGCGCCAATGGCATCCCACATTGGGACAATCCACGGGCGGAATTTGCTGAAGTTGATGCTATCGAGGGGACGGCGACGATCGGCTGGCAATGTTTTCTTTTGTGCTTGGTCAATTGCCTCGATATTCGTTAGCCTCTTGTCCTTGGACAGAATGCGATAGGACTCGGCGGCGATCTTTTGCTTCTCGTCCTCGTTCCAGAATATCCGGCTGTTCACGGGGTTCTCCTGCGGGCGGGAACGGCCCGGCGCTGCGATGCGCTCGCGGGCCATAGTGTAGGGATGTGCCATTTTCATGTCCTCGGATTATCAACGCGCGCTTTGGAAATACCACTCACGCGCGTTAATTCTATCATCAGTTGTAACTAACAAAAGTATGAGAAAAGGGGGCAGTTTCCCTTATTCCGCCGGGAATTGCACGGTCAGCATGGCTTCTTCGATGATCGCTTTCGGCGACATGGAAGTGCCGTTCTCGTCACAGCCGAGCCACAACCCCTTGCCCGCGACCACCATCCAGTCCTCGTTACCGAGTGGGCGCGTGAGTCGGAAGAACTTGCGGCCCTTCGCTTCCCAGTCGAGCAGCCCTTCCTCGTCGACGTACACGACGTCGCCATTGGACAGCGTGACCGCCTCGAACGTCTGCACCTCGTCGTCCGGCCGCGAGATCAGCGGGTAGATCTGCTGGTACTCGTCGGCGTCCAGCTGGACGGCCGAGATCGTGCGGGCGTACGGATCGATAAGGTAGCCGGTTATGGTGCGCATGATTTACTCCGTGTCGAGGTTGACAAGCCAGCTGGCCGGGATCGGGTCGTCGCATTCCACCCACTCGCCGCAGACGTAGAACGTGAGATGCCCGAGCATGAAGGTATCGCCGACCCACGCCGGTACGGCGATTCGGTACGGCGTGCCCTTGATGGGCAGCAGCCTGCGCGGGTCGGTGTGCAGGTTCGTGCGCAGCACGGCAGCTGGCACCATGCGCTCGACAAACACATCGCCGGCATCGTTCGGCGCGCTGAGTGCAAAGATGGCCCGCTGCCGCTTGAACGAGATGAGCGTGGCCGGGCGTTCGGTAACGCGATAGGTAGACATGACGGTCTCCTGTTCATCCATGAACGCCACATTTACCGGCTATGCCGGCCGTAGAACGCGTCCATCTGCGCCTTCACCTCCCTCCCCACGGCGCGCCACGTTTCCATGTTGACGCCCGAGTTGGAGTTTGCAAACGCGCATTGCTCGTCAGTCATCGCGGCGCACTCGTCCGCGTAGCGGGCGATCGCCTCCATGATGAACGCCTGCGCGAGCGCGCCGTAGTTGCTGTAGTTCATCATCTTGCGGACCAGTTCTTCGTTCGTGTTCGGCTTTTGAATCGACATGATGTTCACCTTCTATCAAGTAAAAAAGCAGGGCGTCGTGCTGACCGCCCCTTCCAAACCTCGCACATCAAGGGGAACGAGTGCGAGGGGCCAACCTCATTCGCGCGGCAAGCGCAGCTCACGCAGCCACGTCGGCCCGAGCCGATTGCGGATCGCCTGCAGCGGGCCAGGATATTTCGCCACGAGCCAGCCCTTGTTCAGCTTCGACTTCCAGCAGCGGCCGTTCGCGCGGGCGAAGTCGAGGAGTGCCGCACACTCGTCCGGCTGCAGGTCCGCCAGCGACGCCCAGCGCGGCTTCTCGCCCACGCGGCCGGCGAAGCGCACCGCGATGATCGCGCTCTCCGGGCAGCGCTCCTCGCGCATGATGAACTGCTTCACGCCGGCCTCATCCGACCAGACGGTGTGAATGTGCGTGACGCCACGATCGTGCTTGACCGTGATGATGTAGTTGTTGAACTCCATCTCACACCTCGTCGAACTCGCGCACACGGCGCTTGGCCATGAAACGCGCGGATTTTTTCGAGTCGCACACCGGACGCAGGAACACCGCGTCGATGATGTCCGACAGCTGGCACTTCGCAATGCCGACGACCACCCGCTTCGCCGCATCGCTGCTAACGGCCGCCGTGGTCACAAACTGAATGCCCGTGCTGCTACGCACGCGCACCTTGTACAGGTTCGCCTGCATCTCAATCTCCTTCAAGCAAGTAAGCGTGGTAGCGCCACGCACGCAAACTACTGTCCCGGTCACGCCTGATACACGGTGTCGCCAGACACGTACAGGTAGCACTCGCCGGCTGCATGCGCCAGCTCGGTCAGCTTCTCGCCGAACTTGCCCAGCCCCCGATCCCAGTACCCCGCGCCGTGGTGGTTACGCGTGAGCCAGAAGTCATGCCCGGCCTGCGTGTACGAGTAGTCGTACTCCTCGAACACCACCTTCCAGATTCCCTCGGGCACCGAATCGATGAAGTCCTCGCAGTCCACGCGCATCTTCGCCTGCGTCACGGGATCGATCGGGAATCCCTCCATCCCGTCGTGCTCCTCGTCCGTGCTCGACCACAACGCGCACGTCATGTAGCCCTGAACGAACTCCTCGACCCAGCGCTCGCGCGGCGTGGGCAGCACGCCTGCCTTCGGGTACTCCTCGTACACCATGTCGATCGCCGCCTCGCGATCTGCTGCCCGCATGAAGAACTCGATACTGCCGTCCGGTGCGACGGCGCGCCACAGCGGATCACCGATCCCCCAGTACGCACCACCCTCGTCGTACCCCTGATCGAGCGGGCACACGTGCACGTACAGCTCAACCTTCGCTTCGTGGTCGCCGTGCGTGTTGTGCCGGCCCATCGGCGCGCCGCGCGCGCAGCTCACCTCACTGAGTCTCATGATCTCAGTCCTCCGGGTACGGGTCGCGCTTGCCTGCCAGCACTTCAGCGAGGTAGCGCGAGCGCGCGACGTAGTGATCCTTGATCGACTCGGGCGACACGTCCGGCCCGATGCCGTCCAGCAGCTCGGAGATCTCGGTGCCGATCATGGCTGCGTTCTCGACGACGTACAGTGCACGTGCGATCGGCGCATACTCGGGCGCGCTCGGCTCGTAGCACGCCAGCTTGTCGCGCAGCTTGGCCGCGAGATCCTTCAGTTCGCTGTTGGTATCCATGTCAGTCTCCCAGCGTCATCACGTCACGCGCTGCCCAGTACGCATCTTCCTCGGCCTCGATGCGCTCCTGCTCGGCCTCGTGCTCCAGCACACGTATGCACTCGTCGATCAGCTCGTGCGCCGTCTCCTCGATATAGTCGTCGGCGTCGCTCTCGATGCCCCACAACGCGAAGCGATAGTCGATCTCGACTTCATCGTCGTCCATGTTGTCCGGCAGGTGCGTGACGATCACACCCACGTAGCGCCAGTCGTCGTTACACCACCCACGCAGGAACTCGTAGTCGAGCCGCACTGCCTCGGCCGTGATCTCGCCCGGCGTGAGCGGCTTGTTCGGGTCGCGCCCGGGCACATCGCGCACTTCGGTCTGCACGCGATACACCTTCTCCAAGCCGCCGAACTTCGTGTCGACCACAGGCTCGCCGATACGCACACGCACCTTGCGCGTCTGAGCCAGTCGCTTCACCAGCTCGGCCTTCGCCTCGGGGCCAAGCCCCCAGCAGTCACGCTTGGCGATCCGCGTTGCCTCGGCCACGTCGTAGTAACGCTTTCTACCGTGGTCGGTATTCAACACACGCTCGCCGGGCAGCTTGTCACGGCTCGTCCAGTCGCTCACCGGGCCATGCCCGTCGTCGCGCTCCCACGGCGCTTCGCCGCTGTCATCGTCCTCGATGTTCACGCGAAAGCGATACCCACCCTTCTCAATCACATCACCGTCGTCCAACATGGTCGTTCTCCTCGCGCGATCGCTCGCGCTTCGCCTTCAAGCAAGTAAGCGGACATGCCGAGCCCGCATCGGTTTGCCCGCGCTTAGTCGGACAGCAGTTCCTTCGCAATGTCCTGGATCACCCAGTCCATGTAGATCATCTGGCCCGTGGTCGTGCGCCCCCACACGGTGAGCCCGGCGAAGTCGGTGTCGACCATCTCGCCACGCTCGGCCAGCTTGCCGGCGAGCCAGTCGCTCACGGCCCAGTGCTCGTACGCTTCGATCCTGTCAGGCTCGATCCGATTGCGATCGCACGCACTGCGCCACGCATCGTCCTCGTCGCTGTCGGTGTCGCCGTCCCAGTGCTCGTCGAGGTACGCCTCGACCGCAGCCTTGTCTTTGACGTCGGGCTCGGGCAGCTCGTTCTCGTCGGCGTGGTCCTTGATGTCGTTCTTGGTCAGCGCCACGTAGTCGCCGTTGACCTCGTACATCTCGAACCCTTCCGCTTCGGCCGCACCCTGCCAATCGTCCTTCACGCTGATCGCCATGATCTGCTCGTCGTCGATGCCAAGGTCCGCCAGCTGATCCGAGTTCAGATCGGGCACGATCTTCTGCAGGCCCGAGACCAGCATCGAGACGCAGTAACGCACCTCGTCCTGCACCAGCTTGCTCGCGCGTTCGCTGACTTGCTCGATGCTCAGTTCTTTCTTTTCCATGATGTTTCTCCTTCAAATAAGTGGCTACGGTTTACATCTCGACCATAGCTGCGCGAATGGTCGTCTTGGTGTACGGCGCACCGTCCGGCGTCTGAGTGATCTCCATCTCTGCAAGCGCGTCGAGCATCACCTCGGCCGCGCGATCCTTGCTTCGCGAGTTCCGCACGCAGCTACGCGCCAAGTTGTACAGCCCCTCGTCATTGTTGATCCAGAGGCTGACGTTCCAGTGGTTCCAATTCTTGTGTCCGTTGTATGTCATGATCCTGCTCCTTCAAACAAGTGGTGGGCAAACCGATATTGTCTCAGCTTGTCCGGGTCAAACTTACTGCAGCGCGTCGGGCAGTGCGATCTCCGCGCCCACGACCGACGCCACGTAGCACCGCATCGCTGCAATCAGCAGCGTCGGCCCCTCGAAACGCTGGCGACGCTTGCGTACAGCCCACGAGTCCACGCCGTATCGCATGCCGCCACGCGCCGTCATCTCGTCCCAGCGCGCGATCGTGCCGTCGCCGAGATCATCGCTGGTGATCGCATACCACTTGCCCGTCACCTTGTGGCGACGCGTTGCGATGCCACCCATGGCCACGATCCGGCCGCCCTCGTGCCAGTCGGTCGACGGGCTGAAGCGGTAGTAGACATACGACCCCGGCTCGATCTCGCACTCGATCCATGCGGGCGTCGTCTGTTCTTTGCGGCAGATCTTCACGACCCGATACTCGTGGAGCTGGAGTTCGAGCGCAGCGGCCACGGCCCAGTCGAGCGCAGCCCCTTCGAGCTTGCTCACGTCAGCGAGTGCCATGATCCTTCCCCTCGAACAGGCGCAGTGCAGCCTCGTGCGCTTCATTGTTGATCTGGTCCATGCGCTCCGCGATCATGATCGTATCGAACAGATCGTAGAAGCGGCGCACGCCCACCGGGTCGAGCCCGTGCGGAGCACACAAGATGCCCTTGAGCATCATGAACTCGTCTTTATTGCCCTTGAAGTTGGCGAGCAACAGCTTGGTGCGGTCGATCTTGTTCATTCCGACCTCCCGGTGAACTGGTGCACGTTGCGCGAACCCACGTGGGGCTGGAGCTTGAAGTTGCGGCGGATGCGCCAGCCCGCCGTCGTGTTCGGTGCCTCGTACACGAACTTCTCGTACTGCCCCAGCAGCTCGGCACTGAAGATGCCGATCAATGCCCCGCCCGGTGTCATGATGGTAGCGAGGCAATTCATGCGCATGAGCGCGAACTCGGCGATCTGCTGCAAGCTGTCCCGAGGCAGCATGACGCTGCCCACAGCCGGCAGGTTGTCGACCTGACTGTTCCAGTTGTCGGCGAACGCACAGTCGACCGGCAGACCCAGCCAATCGCGTATCAGCTCGCGGCCGTGCTCGTTCAGGTCGCACAACAGGCGCATGCCGAACGCGCAGCTCTCGCCGGTCAACACGTTGATGCCCAGCTGCGGCATGTCGTTCCAGCTGTTGATCGTGATGCTGTCTTTCATGATGTTTCTCCTTCGCCTTCTAACAAGTTGAATTACATGCCGCGACAGAATGCCTGATGCGCTTCCCAGTCGATCGTCTCGTGGTCGATCCCGGGGATGAACTTCGCCTTCTCGGGCTCCGGCTCGGGCGACATGATGTCATCGCCTTCCACCTTGTCCCAGCCCACGTATCCCACGAACGCCGGGCTCACGGCTGCCTTTTGCAAGACCTCCATGAAGCGTGAAGATGACTTGGTGTACCGGTCGCACCCGTTCGTGTCGCGATAATGCACCTCGCCCGGCACGATCTTCGTGACGATGCCCGTGTACAGATTCGTGGTGTACTTGATGCGCACCACATCGCCCACGTCGATCGTGACGCCGTTCACATCGACTGCCTTGACCATGATCGCTCTCCACGTCAGCCCACCATGTTGACCGAACGCACGACATAGCCGGCCTGCTCGGCGATGCGCGCTGCCTGATCGCGGTTGTTCGCGTCGACCTGCACGCGTGGCGTCACGCCGTCCTTCGGCTCGACTTCCAGCTCGTACAGGTGCGCGGCCGGCCGCTCGCCGAGCCGTATCTTCACTGCGTTTTCCATGATGCCTCACCCTCTAGCAAGTTAAGCGGACGTGTACCGGGGACGTATGTTCGCCCCGGACAAACCGAGCCCGCAATCGGTTTGTCAGGCAAGATCAAGTGGACTCGACCAGCCCGTACTTCGCTGCCAGCTGACACGCCTTCGAATACGACTCGGCGTACTTACCCCCGTCGAGCGTGCTGAACGACACGCCCGATTTGAGTCCATGAAACACGTCACCATCGTCGCCGAACGCGCACGTCGGCCACGCCTTGACCAGGATCACGATGGTGTGCTCGTCGTTACACACGATCACGTCACCATCCTTCACGCTGTCATCCCACTGCGTGCGATCGTATGCCTCGCCGTGATACAGGTGCGGCCACTTGTGTACGTTGACCATCACTCGCTCTCCTTGAAATAGAACGACTGGCCCGACCAGATAATGACGGCGTTCTCCGGGTCTTGCCGAAACTCCACGCGAATGTCGCCGCAGCAGTTCGGGATATAGCCGTCCGATTCGTCGATCTGCATGTCGATCGACGCGGCATACTCGTCCGCGAACTTGCGCTCGTCCATCAGCTCCTCGTCGCCCAGCGCGCGCTGATACACCACCTCGCCGGACGACGGCTCATAGATCACGACGTACATGATCGTCTCCTACAGGCAGTCACGCAGCGTCATGCGCTCGACGCGAAACAGATACGCTTCGCCCGGTTGCGCGAACGACGTCGTGGTGCCCGGCCCGAGCAACGCCCGCACCATGCCACGCGGCACCACCATGTCGCCCGTGTGCCGGAACGAATCGATCAGCGAGTCGGCCGCGTCGCGCTTCGTCTCGTACAGCCCGAAGCTATCGTCAAGACAGCCCGGAATGCCGTTACTTGCGCGCCAGACGGTGCGGTTCAGTGCACGCTCCTGCACCTCGTCGCGCTTGAGCGGCCGGTCATCGGCGATACGCTCCATTGCCTCGTCAAACGTGAGCTTTTTCATGTCAAATCTCCTCGCGATTGCTCGCGCTTACGCCTTCAATTAAGTGGCGGACAAACACATATCCGCATCGGTTTGTCTCAGTCGGTTTCCCAGCACGCGAACCGAACCTCGTAGTGGCCGGCATTGTAGGCGGCCTGAATGGCAACCTGCGCCCGCGAGCGCTCTTGTATCGTGCGGAACTCCAGCAGCTGCGACGTGATCGAAACCACGGGCACCTCGCCGTCATCCCACGTGCTGATGGTCACAAGCATCTGGTACATCACGGCCTCCGATCCTTGCGGTCGGTCGCGAACCACGGCCGTGCCTCGTTGCGCATGCGTTCACGCAGGTGGAAGAACAGGCCCGTGCGGGCCTCGCCTTCCTCGGGTGCGTTCTCGATGAACCACCACAGCGCATGCTCGATCACGAGCGTGTCCGTGTATTCGATCATCGCTTTGAGCGACATTGGTTTCATGATGCACCTCGCGCAATCATCTTCCGGGCGAACTCGACCAGCTTCGCGCGGCAATCTTCCAGCGGCGGCGGTGCGCCATGCTGTCGGAAGTGCGCAGCCATCCATGCGCCGCACTCCTCGTCGACCTCATACGCCCACACGCCCGGCACGCCACACGCGGGGTCTTTCAGCTCGTCAAACACGGCGGCCGACAGCTCGCCGACCTGCGCGAAGTAGTCGTACAGCTCGACCATGCCGCCGCTCCAGTTGGCCAGATCGGGTATCTCGCCGAACCCTTGCGCGATCGCCACAGCGGACACAGCCACTTCCCGAATGTCAGGATGGTGCATGGCCTTTCTCCAGTGCGCTGCAGATCGTGCTCAGCGTGTTGGCAATGCCTTCGGTCACAGCCGGCAGCGCGACGAACAGCACCAGCGCCATGCCCACCGCGAGGAACGCGTACGGAATCAGGTTTCGCATGGCTCACTCCGCTTCGTTGTCGCGTGCTAGGCAGTGATCCAGATACGCGCCGTTGATTGCCCGGGCGATCTGCGCCCGCGTCGCGCCCGCCATCACGCGTGCTTCGAACAGGTAGATCGTGGCGTCGCCGTACTTCTGGTCGCGTTGCCACAGCACCCCTGCTGCCGCTACCGCGATCTCGCTGCGCTGCCACTCGAACCCGGACACGTGGCGTCCGACGAACGCCACCACGTACACCTGCGCATGCAGCTTGCCGCCCGCTACGTCCAGCGGCGGCAGGTGCACAACTTCTCGCTCTTTCATGGTCCTTCTCCTTCTAGCCAGTTAGGCGGACAAACACAGCTCCGCATCGGTATGTCCGGGTCAGTACGCCTCGACCGTGCAGTTCTCGATCTGCATGCCGTTCGGCGACACGCCCGGATCGATCAGCATCTGCACGCATGCTGCCACATCGATCGATCCACCCGGCTTCAGCAGCTCGCGCGCTTCCGCCTTCGGCATGCCCCGGCAGAACTCCTCGTCGCGCATCGCCACGGCCATCGCTGCCTTGTACAGCGCGCGCTTGTCGTGCACCGTCACATCGAACATGACGTTGAATGCTTTCGTTTTCATGGTCCTTCTCCTTCGCCTTCTGGCAAGTGGGCCGGACAAGCCGATACGAGCATCGGTCTGTCCGGCGAGTGAATGTAACTAATCGCTTCGAAGTCCTTAGTTACATCAGCTTCTATTATCGCCCCGGACACTGGGGTTATGTCAAATGGTCCGGGTTGTCAAGGGGCGTGAGCGGCTGCCAGCAGAACCGGCACTTCGTCGGCCAGGGTGAAATACGTCCACGCCATGCCGGCGGCCTGAATGGCCGGGTGTTTATGGCCGTACCGGGCGTCGAAACCCGGCAGGAGGGTGCAGCCGCGAGCGTGCGGCGCGAGGGTGCTGCTGTCGTTCGCGGCCTTCCAGCCGGTCGCGGCCTGCGCGTCGAGTGCATCTTGCTGCGTGTTGAAGGTGATTTTGAACTGCGGGCCGAATTCCACCGCGCGCACGTTGCCAATCACGAGGCAGCGCGAACGCGCTTCGGCGACGAGCTGATCGATCTCGTCGTCGGTGAGGTTCTTCGGGTTCGTCAAGCTGAAGCCATTACTCAGAGAGATGCGCATGGATACCCCCACGGTGCACATCGATGCCTTTCTCAATGGACAACACCCCACCCTGCCGCGCGTCGCGCTGCATTCGCATCGTTCGTTTGGAATAGGTGGGGCTGTCCGCCGTGCTGCTGGTATTTATGACAGGTTCGTTGGCGAATCGCCTCCAATTTGTTGCAATTCGTAACAACGAATAATCATTCTAGCCAGTCATCAAAACGTCGTACATAAGATTTTGCCTCGTGGTTTACGCTCACCGATACTTACCGAATATCGCTACCACATCCTCCCGATTGGTTCGATTGACCATCGTCAAACGTGCCACATTGCGTTTCACCCACCGGGCCGCATCTGCCCGTGACATATCGGTTTCACCAGTAGATTTTACGAGTCCCTTTGCGGCAGCACGGAATACCGTTTCGATCGCGACCGGCTGATTATTGCGAACGATTGGCATTTCCATCCAGTCCGTGACCAGCAGGATGCGCGTGCCGCTGCGCACCACACCGAACCCGGCGTCACCCGGCCGGGACGCTCGGCCGTTGCGGATAGTTACAGGGTACGTGTACGTCTCGATCGTTACTTTGGGTGCCGGGCACGCACGGCAATGCGTGATCTTCCCAGCCTGCAAGTAGTCTCCACGGGCCACGTAGGCTCTCCCGCACGAACAGGCACACTCCCAAAGGCCGTGACCATGTCCATCATTGCCTACAAACCGTGACACTCGCAGCTCGCCGAACGTGGCACCCGTCAGGTCGCGCTTACGCATAGTCACACTCTCTTAGTTACACATTGCGGGGGATTTCGAGACTAGCACGAACGTCGATTTTGGCGAGGGGTTGCGGGCCAGCTTTCGTATCTGGTGCAACTATGGGTGCAAGTAAGGGTTTCCGAGCCTTGCTGGAGGCGGCTCTAATCAAATAAGCAGAAAAAGCTGGTTTTTCGAGAGGGGGGGTCCATTTGAGGGAAATGTCATTTTTTGGAGGCGATGTTTGGCGGGCATAGTTACTGATCGTGAAACTAAGATGAGTAACTAACGATGCGGGATAGAAACGAAAGGGAATGGAACTAACCGCACATCGCCTCCATTCCGTGACGTTTTTGATTTTCGCGTAGGGTCTATTTTTTAACTGCTTTTTTGGTTTACTAGCTTATTGATTAACTATAAAAAGAAAGAAGCCTTGCTGGATAAGGGTTTGCGGCCGGTGATGCAATAAGCTGGGACTAAGCTGAACTATCATTGCGTCGGCCGCTCAGCCATGCTGGATAAGGCTCGCCGCGAATAAGCTGGAATTAGTTACATGCAACTAAGCGGCGAAACGCGTAACTATCCACGTTAGTTACAGTCGCCCGGACAATCGCAGGTCGTATCGGCTTGTCCGCCCCTGTTAGTTACATTCAGCGCGGGCCAGTCCTTTCAGGCGTCTGACCCTAATTGCAGAACGCTTGGGCGCGGGCCGGCCTGTGCGGCGCTGATCGCGCTGCGAGCCCCTAGCAGCCCCGTGGTGGGCTTGGCGGGGCTCGCCCGTACCTGTGAGCCATGCGCGCGGCGCGGCGCCTGCTAGGGGCGAAAAAAAGCCCCGCACGCGGCGGGGCTGAAACGGGGCGGGTTGTAACTATGCGGCTTTGCGCGGCTGATGGACGGCGCGATATTGATTCGCGATGGTCGTGAGCGTCATGGCGGGGAGTTTGTCCGCATCGCCATTGTTCGCGAGCAGGATTTTCGCAATGTGATCCAGCGCCGCATCCACGCCGATCGTCGCGACAATCTGTTCAAAAGCCTGTTCGATCGTCACGTCGCGCGACGGCGTTCCGGCCGGCCGCCCCAGCGGCTTCTCTGTCTTGTGCTCGCCTTTCTTCGCGTTCGGCCGCACCAAGCCCGCATCAATCAGGGTTTGGCGCTTCTCTGCCTTTGCTGCTGCGCGCCGTTCGGCCCGCTTGACGCTTTCCGGATCGGTCGAGCGCGGCAGGTCGCCAAACTTGGCTTTCAACGCTTGCCCGTACACCTGAACGTAATATTCGGCGGACTTGCCGCGCTCGCCTGCCAGCACTTTCAACGCTTCCCGATCTGCGCTCGCCTCCGCGAACGTCGGAATCACGGAATACTGCGATTCGATCATGCTGCGTACCGCGTCGCGTGCGGTTGCCTGTGCATCGATTGCCGCACACAGGCTGCTGTGCCATTCGAGAATCGTCACTTTCTTGTCGTCCACGATCACCACGCGCGAGCCCGGCACCGTAACGGGTGCATTGGTTTGATTACGCTTTGCCATGTCGTTCACCTTTTGATCAGTTGTCCTAGCCGGTTGGTTAGGAGATCCCAGTATCGCGCGGTGCGGGCCGATTGCAGCCGCGCGGCAGAGCACGTAAAGCGGCTCAAAACGCCTGAAATGCGCGGCAAGGCGCTGCACAGGGGCGCAAAGTAATTCTTTTTCTGGCCGGCCGGGGGCCAAGGGGGGCGAAAGGAGGGTGACGGGCATCCCGTCGACCCGTTTCCCATAGAGAATTTCAGCTCAAAAGGTCTTAGTTACACTCCCCGCAACTAACCGTCCGCCGGAAAAATTTCAGCCAGAAAAACCACTTAGTTACATCCAGCCGCCCTGCCCCCTTGGCCAGCAGAAAAGTGGCCGCTCGTGGCCGCTCGTGGCCGGAGCTGGCCGTTCGCTTGACATCGCCCCGCGCTTCTGGCCGCTCCCGGAAACCCTCACCTTTCCCGTGCTGATCCGATTCGCCTTGCAGTTATCGTGCCGGACTGATATAACGCGCGAAGATACTCAGGATTCCGAATGAATCTTCCCGCCACCGCCGAGCCGGTCATGCTCGCTCCGATCAAGCCAGACGACCCCGCAGCCCTCGGGTATCCCCCGATGCTGCCCGTCGAGTTGGCGATGCGCACGGATACCGTCCAGAACATCTGCCGAGCCTATGGAATCGACAAGCCGACGCTTGCCCGGCTCCTCGCCCAGCCCGTGTTCGTGAAGGCGTATCAGGAAGCGATCGAGATGCTGAAGATCGAGGGCATGAGCTTCAAGCTCAAGGCCCGGATGCAGGCCGAGGCGTATCTGGCCACGGCGTTCACCATGGCGCAAAACCCGGCCACCTCCGACGCGGTGCGGCAAAAGATCATCGCCGATACCGTGCGCTGGGCGGGCTACGACAAGAAGGCCGAGGAAGCCGGCCAGGGCAATTCGTTCGCAATCCAGATCAACCTCGGCTAAGGAGCCACCTCATGACGACGATGCGTGCAAAACTTCAGGTCGGTTTCGTTCAGGAAAGCTTCGCGTACCGCGCCCACCCCGACGACCCGCAGGTCAAGCAAATGGAGACGCTGACGATGCACGCGGTCGCCAAGCACCAGCCGTACGGCGACGACGGGCTCGACGAGGACAACACGTACGCCAAGTGGTCGCCGGGCGCGAACCTGTCGATCAACATCGCGAACCCCGCGCTGTGGGGCAAGTTCAACGTGGGCGACAAGTTCTACGTCGACTTCACGCCGGCAGAGTGACCATGGCCGCGAACCTCATCATCGACCTGCTCGTCGCCTTCGTGATCGCGGCCGGCGGCTTCATGTTCGGCTGGTCGGTCGGGCGCTACGAACGCATCACGCGCGCGAGCACGCTGGGAGATGAGCCATGATGCGTGTGCTCGATCACGAAGGCGACACCGACGCCCGGATGGTGGCGATCCTGATGCGCAAGATCGGCGTCGAGAGCCTGATCGTGACGACGGGTGACGACCGCGCGATGGTCGCCGGGATCGCCGGCAAGCGGCTGGTGATGGCCACCTGTCCGGATGGCTCGGGCTCGGTCGAGCTGCAGCTGATCGACGAGGCGATCCTGCCGGCCGAGGGCGAGGTGTTCAATTGAACGACGCGCATTTCGTCCCCTGCCCGCAGCGCCCGCAAAACGACATGCGCCTGCCCGTCCCGCAGCCGAAGTGCCCGCAGTGCGGGATCAAGCTGCATGAGGCGTTGCGCTACGTCTGCACGCGCGTGGGCTCCTGCCCCACCGGCCTCGCGGAGGCGAAACGTCGATGACCGTCATCAGCTACACGCCCCCGCCAACCGTGCGCGACTTCATCAAGCACTACGCGCCGGGGCAGCTGTTCCTCGACTGGATCGTGGGGCCGGTCGGCTCCGGCAAGACCACCGGCAACTTCTTCAAGCTGTGCTACATGGCGCAGCTCCAAGCGCCCTCGCCGATCGACGGCATTCGGCGCTCGAGGTGCGTCGTGGTGCGCTCGACCATGCCGCAGCTGCGCGACACGACGATCAAGAGCTTCGGTTACTGGTTCAAGGACGGGCAGGCCGGCAAGTGGAAGGCGACCACCAGCGACTTCATCCTGCGCTACGGCGACGTCGAGTGCGAGGTGATGTTCCGCCCGCTCGACACCCCCGATGACGTCGACCGCGTGCTGTCGCTCGAAGTGACGTTCGCGATCATCGACGAATTCGTGCAGATTCCGCAGGCGATCGTCGAAGCGCTGTCCGCGCGCTGCGGCCGTTATCCGCCCGAGATCGAGGGTGGCGCGACCAACTGGGGCATGTGGGGCTCGTCGAACCCGGGCATGGAGGCCGACTGGTGGTATCCGATGCTGGAGGACCACGGCGCGCTGCCCGATGGCCAGCAGCCGCCGGAGAACTGGACGTACTTCAAGCAGCCGGGCGGCTTCTCCGACGACGCCGAGAACATCGAGAACCTGCCGGGCAAGCAGGAGTATTACACCAACCTCGCGAAGGGCAAGACGCCGCACTGGATCAAGCAGTTCATCGAGGTCGAGTGGGGCTATTCGATGTCGGGTAAGCCCGTGTTCCCGATGTTCAAGCGCGATTTCCACGTGGCCAAAAAGCCGCTCGTGCCGAACCGCGCGCGGCTGCTCGTCGCCGGCTACGATCCGGGCCTCACCGGCAGCGCCTGGGTGTTCGGGCAGTACGACGAGGCGTACGGCCGCGTGAAGATCTTCCGGGAAATCGTGCTGGAGGGGTATGCGACCGACCGGGCGATCGTCGACAAGGTGAAGCCGCTGCTGTTCACCACGTTCCGGGGCTTCGACTTTCTCGTGGTGCCGGACCCGGCGAGCGTGAACGAGTCGTCCAGCCGGCAGGGCTCGTCGGTCATCAAGGAACTGCGCCATCACTTCCGCGTCAATTACGACACCGACAACGCGATCGAGTCGCGGCTGCAGCCGGCGCAGTATTACATGATGCGGTTGACCCCGGACGGGCCGGCACTGGAGATCGACCCGAGCTGCGTGCACCTGATCCGCGCGCTCACGGGCGGATACAAGTACACGGTGAGCAAGTCCGACATCCAGCGCGACATCCCGGACAAGAACAAGCACTCGCACGTGGCGGACGGCTTCACGTACCTGATGCGGTACTTCCGGCGCGGCGAGGAGCAGGCCGGCCGCCGGGCCGAGCCTCGCCAGATCCGTCCGAGGCGTGTGGGCAATTCATACGCGATGCGATAGACTCATGCGCAAATTGCTTAGGACTCCGACATGAATCCGGTGAACGACAACGACGCAGACGATCTGCCGGTCCCGGGTTCGCCCGAGGCCCCCGCGCCGGGCGCGCCGAAGATCAACCCGGACGGCCTGAAGCGGCTGGGCGACCTGCTCTCCTCCAAGTTCAAGACGTACGAGTCCGACCGCCGGCTCGCGGAGCTGAAGTGGGAGCGCAACGCGCGCCAGTTCCTCGGCATCTACGACCCGGAAATCGAGAAGCAGATCGACCCGAACCGCAGCCGCGCGTATCCGAAGCTCACGCGCGTGAAGTGCGTGTCGATGATCTCGCGCCTGATGAACCTGCTGTTTCCGACCGACGACAAGAACTGGACGGTCGCGGCGTCGGCCGTGCCGGACCTGGACGAGGACGACCTGCAGCAGGTGCTCGACGCCCTGATGCCGCCGCCCGCCCCCGGCGCGGACATGCAGGCACCGGGCATGCCGGCCCCGCCGACACCCCAAGCGCCGAGCGACGACGCGATCGAGCAGGCGATCCGCGACTTCGCGGCCAAGCGCGCCGCGCGCCTCGGGCTGGAGATCGAGGACCAACTGCAGGAGCTGGGCGGCGCACGCTCGATCGACTACGTGGCGCTCTGCCGGCAGGTGCTCGCCTCGGGCGTGAAGTACGGCTGCGGGCTGCTGAAGGGGCCGTTCGTCTCCGAGGAGGAGCGGCGCACGTGGCAGATGAGCCAGCAGGGGCGGCTCGTCGCGCAGACGTCGACGGTGTTCCGGCCGCGCTTCGAGTTCGTGTCGATTTGGGACTATTACCCGGACATGGCCGCCAAGCACCTGAAGCAGATGGACGGCCAGTTCGAGCGCATCGTGATGAGCCACCATCAGGTCAACTGCCTGAAAAAGCGCCCCGACTTCCTCGCCGATCAAGTCGACGCGTTCCTGAAGAACTGGCCGCAGGGCAACTATGTCCGGCGCGCGTTCGAGACCGAGCTGCGAGCGATGGGCGTGCAGGTCAACGTCACCCAGTCCGAGCGCGGCAAGTATGAGGCGATCGTGTGGGAAGGCTTCGTCAAGGGCACCGACCTCGCGAACTGCGGCGTCGACGTGCCCGAGGACAAGCTGCAGGACGACCTGCGCGCCGAGATCTGGATCATGGGCAACTATGTGGTCAAGGCCGAACTCGACCCGTGGTACGAGCTGGACGCGGACCCCGACGAGGTGCCGCGCTACCACCACTTCATCTTCGAGGAAGATGAGAGCTTCATCCTCGGCAACGGTCTGCCGGCGGTGGTGCGCGACTCGCAGCTGGGCCTGTGCGCTGCGGTGCGCATGGCGCTCGACAACGGCGCGGTGACGCGCAACTTCGAGGTGAACACCGCGCTCCTGAGCATGAATCAGGACATGACCGCGATCGACCCCGACAAGATGTGGTACCGCGAGGATGAGAACCCGGCCACCGCGCAGATCCCCGCGATCCGCGCGATCGAGCTGCCGATGCACATCGAGGAGATGATGGCGCTCGGCCGCATGTTCCAGGAAAACGCCGACACCGAGACGTTCGTGAACGCAGCCACGGGTGGCGACATGCAGAAAGGCCCGAGCGAGCCGTTCCGCACGGCGGCCGGCGCGTCGATGCTGCGCGGTGACGCGGCGCTGCCGTTCAAGGACGTGGTGCGCAACTTCGACATCTTCACCGAGTCGGTGATTACGGCGCTGATCGCGTTCAACCGCAACTTCAACCCGAACCCGGACATTCAGGGCGATTTTCAGGCGGTGGCGCGCGGCGCGACGAGCCTGATCGCGAAGGAAGTGCTCGGCCTGCAGCTGGACAACCTCGCGCAAACGCTGACGGACGAGGAAAAGCGCTACGTGAACTTCCGCAAGCTGGCCCGCGCGCGGGTGCGCGTGCGCGACCTGGACTCGGACGACATCATTTACGACGACGCCACGTGCGACCAGATCGACCAGCAACAGCAGCAGCAACAGCAGCAGCTGCAGGATCTGCAGACGCAGCAGCTGCAGGCGCAGGTCCGGCAGGTGCTCGCGGGCGCGCTCAAGGATATCGCGCAGGCCGGCAAGAACGTGGCGGCGGCCGATGCGACCACCGCGAACGTGATTCTCAGCGCGCTGGAGAAAGGGCTGGAGCCGGACCAGCTCGATCCGAAACTCATGACGGGAGCAGGAAATGGCGGGAGTACCGGAAGCGCTGGAGGCGCGGCAGCGGGAAGCGGGGTTGGTCAACCAGCTCAAGAGCTGCCGGGAGGAGCCGCTGATGCAGTCCCTCCGGCAGCTCTTGCAGCTGCGGCTCTCCCGACAGGATCTCCTGCTGCGGCGATGCCAGCAGCCTGAGTTCGCGGCAGCGCAGGCGAAGGCGCAGGTGCTGGAGCAGATGCTAAGCGAGCTTTTTAGTTAGTAATCCTTGACATTCATAACGACTACGGATAGAAAGCGACCATGAGCGACACGACCCCGACCCCCTCGAAGCCGGAAGATGACGAGTTTGCATCGGCGTTCGCCGAAGCAAGCGGAGCCCCGGCGACCCCGACAGCTGCCGCCGCGCCGGACGCAAACGCGAGCACCGAGGCGTCCCCATCTGCGACGGACGCGCCCGCGACTCCCGACCCGGCGGCGGCTGTGCCCCCGGAGGGCACCGCCCCAAAGCCTTCGGAAAGCGGCGACCAGCCGGCCGCCGCTGCCGCGCCTGCGGAAGCGAGTTCTGGTACTGCGGACCAACCTGCCGCGAGCACGGCCCCGGCCGCGACGGTAACGACGACGGCGACTGAAGGTACGCGCACGGTCGACTACGCGGCGCAGCTGGCCGCGCTCAACGCGCAGATCGAGGAGCTGAAGCGCTCAGCGGCAGCACCGGCCGCCACGCCGGCTCCCGCTGAAGCACCGCCGCCCCCGCTGTACAGCGACGACGAAACGGGCACGCTCAAGAAGTACCGCGAGGAGTGGCCGGACGTGGCCGCAGGCGAAGCGCTCGCGCGGCGCGGCGAGTATCAGCAGATCATCGGCTACATCTTCGATACGCTGCGCCCGCAGTTCGAGGCGCTGCAGTCGTTCCGCGAAACGCAGTCGACGCGCTCGCAATACCGCGATCTGGTCGAGCTGGTGCCGGATTACGACGACGTGCGCGACCAGACGCTGGCGTGGATCGAGTCGCAGCCGGACTACTTGAAGTCGGCGTACCAAGCGGTCGCGAACTCGGGCTCGCCGCAGCAAGTCGCGGATCTGATCGGGCGCTTCAAGAAGGAAACGGGCTATGTCGCCGCCGCGCCGGCCGTGACCGCGCCGGTTGCCGCAACGCCGGCAGCGCCGGCAGCTGCTCCCGCCGCGCCTGCTGCGCCGGCCGCGCCGCGCGCCGTTGCTCCTGCTGCAGCTGCTGCCGCCGCGCGCCTGAAGCCGGTCGAGTCGACGCGCAGCACGCCGACTGCGCAGCCGGACCCGAACGACTTCGAAGCGGCGTTCAAGGAATTTTCTGCTCTCTAGGAGTGAGTCATGGCATCGACGATCACGGACACCGCCATCAATCAGGCGATCCTGAGCAACGAGCAGAAGAAGTTGCTCACGAAGGTGAACGACAGCACGGCTACGATCCAGGACGTCGGGGCCAGCCTGCTGTCGCTGGACGAGAAGGCAACGCTCGCCGAGCTGGTCGCCGCCACGGCGACTCGCCGCAGCATCAACACGCGCGAGACCAGCCTGCCGTTCAAAGACGTTTGCTTGAAGATTGCGAACGTGTAAGCACTGATTTATAGTTTCACCTGATTCGCACTGCGACACACCCAAGCAAGCGGGATGTGGCGGCACTGCAAAGGTTAGGAATCCAAACCTTTTTGCATCCTGATTTCATAGGAGCCGCCACATCATGACCAATCTTGTCCACTACGGCGATATCTCGCCCCGGGTTGCCGCATACGCAGTCTCGCAATTGCTCAAGCGCGGCCTGCCGTTTCTCGTGATCGAGAAGTTCGGCCAGACCTACCCGATCCCGAACAACGCGACGAAGGTCGCAAAGTTCCGTCGTTACTTCCTCGCTGGCGCGACCGGCGGTGCGGGTGACGGCAACCCGGCAAGCCCGTTCAACACGCCGCTGGCCGTTACGCCGCTGGTCGAAGGTGTGACGCCGGCAGGCAAGACGCTGGCGAACCAAGACTACACGGTCACGCTCGTCCAGTACGGCGACTACCTGACGATCACCGACGTCGTGCTCGACACGGCCGAAGATCAGGTGCTCGCGCAAGCGACCGAAGCGCTGGGCGAATCGGCTGCGCAGACGATCGAGACGATCCGCTTCAACGTGCTGAAGGCCGGCCTGAACGTGTTCTACGCGAACGGCACGGCGCGCAGCTCGGTGAACGCCGCGATCACGCTGGCGATGCAGCGCAAGGTCACGACCGCGCTGAACCGCCAGAACGCCCGCAAGCTCACCTCGGTCGTGAAGTCGACCCCGGACTTCCGGACGGAGCCGATCGAAGCCGCGTACATCGCGCTGGTGCACCCGGACCTGGAGTCCGACATCCGCAACATGAGCGGGTACGTGAACACCAAGCAGTACGGCACCGTCACCCCGTTCGAGAACGAGATCGGCTCGGTCGAGCAGGTCCGCTACCTGTCGTCGACGGTGTTCGCGCCGTGGGCGGACGCAGGCGGTGCTGCCGGTTCGATGCGCTCGACCACGGGCACGAACGCGGACGTCTATCCGGTCCTGTTCCTGGGCCGCGATGCGTACGGCATTGTGCCTCTGAAGGGCAAGGACTCGCTGGTCCCGATGGTGGTCAACCCGAAGCCTGCAGCAGGAGATCCGCTGGCGCAGCGCGGTACGGTCGGCTGGAAGGCCATGACGACGGCTGTCATTCTGAATGACGCCTGGATGGCCCGCCTCGAAGTTGCCGCGACGGCTTAACGGGCGTCGGTACATCTGTACTGACGTATATACGCCCGGCGCGCCGGGCGCTCCGCTTCACAATTTCGGAGTCCTATCATGACCAACCAAGTTGTTACGCAAACCCCCTCGGTGGCCCCGAACAACTCGGCGGGCATCGTCAACTATTCGTCGGGCGGCTTCTCCACCGACGCGGGCACGGCGGTCGCCTTCTCGCTGAGCATCGGCTTCAAGCCGCGCAAGTTCCGCCTCATCAACCTGACCGGCGGGGGCAACGGCCCGATCGAGTACGAGTGGCTCGACCAGATGGCGGCGGCCAACTCGCTGACCAAGACGCCGGGCGCGACGAACACGTTCACGGTCGCGCAGAACACGAGTTCGCTCATCACCGTCACCGACGGTGGCGTGACGCTTGCAGCCGGCGTGATGGCGGCCAGCAGCGCGTTCGTGTGGGAAGCGTTCGCTTAAAGCCTTAGCGCTTTGACCGGGCGTTTCGTGGGGGATGCCCGGTCTTTTTTGCCCCACTACAACAAGGATGAATCATGAGCGCGAACGAACTCGACGACGGCTTCCCCGACAACATCACCGGTGGCGGCACCGACCTCTTGCCGGCGCGGCCGGCGAAGCGTGAAAAGGCTGCCGCGAAGAAGGCAGAAGCGACCGAGGAGCGCGTTCGCATCATGCTGGAGGACAACGACCAGATCGGTCCTGCCGGCCAATTCATCCAGGTCAACGGTCGCAGCTTCCAGCTGCAGGCCGGTGTCGAGGCTGACGTGCCGCGCTGCGTGCTCGATGTGCTCGATCACGCGGTGATGGGCGTGCCGATCAAGAACGCAAGCGATCAGGTGATCGGCTTCCGCGAGCGTCTGCGCTTCCCCTACCGTGTCATCACGGAACACCGCAAGGCGTAAGCCATGAACCTCGGCGATCAACTCGATGAACTGCGCGACAACATCCTGCGAGACACCAGCGATCTGATCGGTGGTCCGCAGGACGACCTGTGGTCGGATGCAACGTTGCTGCGGTACATCGAGGACGCCGAGCGGCGCTTCGCGCGCCAGACCCTCATCATTCGCGACGCGACCACCCCGGCTTGTACGCAGGTCGTGTTGCAAACCGGCGTGTCGATGTATCCGCTGCACCCGAGCGTGCTCGCGGTCATCAGCGCGAATTACACGCCGGCCGGCGGCCAGCAGTACGACTTGTACCGCTCCGGCCACGCACTCGTCGCGCAGACCGTGCCGCTCGAAGCGCTGCAGTTCGACCCGACGAATCCGTACAGCTCGGCGCTGCCGCCGGGCGCGCCGCTCGCCTACTTCACTGACGAGACGCTGGTGTACGCGCAGCAGTCGCGCGTGACGCTCACCGTCTACCCTGCCCCGTCCGACACGCAGAACGGTACGATCGTGCCGATGCGCGTGATCCGCCTGCCGATGTGCGGCTACGGCCAGAAAGACCTGGGCCGCGAGTCCGAGATCCCGAAGGATTACCAGCTCGACGTGCTGGAGTGGGCCGCGTACCGCGCGCAGCGCAACTGGGACGGCGACGGCGGTGCTCCGACGAGCGCGGCGCAGCACAAGCAGGCGTTCGACGATGCCGTGACGCAGGCCGAGAAGGAAACGAAGCGCAAGATGTTCGCGAACACCGCGATCCGCTACGGTGCGAATGGATTCTCGTGGACACGCTAAGGGGGCGGCATGGCCGAAAACCAGACCCAGCAGCGTGACCCGGATGTCGTCACATACAGCGCCTTTTCCGGCCTGCGTAACGACATCGCGCCCGAGCGCTTTTCGCCGTCAGACCTGACGATCGGCAACAACGTCGATCTCGACAAGAGCGGGTATCTCGCGCGGCGCGCGGGCTACACCCGCCAGTGGTCGGGAGCGGCGCACTCGCTCTGGTCCGATCCGACCGGCACGCTGTGCTTCTTCGTCACGAATGGACAGCTCACGCAGCTGAACGCCGATTACACGACGCGCGGGCTGGCGACGGTCGCCAATCTGCCGATGAGCTTCATGCGTGTGAACGATCGCGTGTATTTCAGCAACGGCCTGAACACGGGCGTGATCGAGAATGGCGCGGTGCGTAGCTGGGGGCTCCCGGTGCCGTCGCTCCCGAACATCGTGACCACGGTCGGCCAGATGCCGGCGGGCACGTACCTGTTCACGTGCACGTACATGCGTGGCGACGGCCAGGAATCCGGTGCGCCGCTCGCGGGCTCGTTCACGGTGCCGGACGGCAGCGGCGTGATCTTCACGTTCACCGCGCCCACCGACCCGGCCGTCGCGTTCACGCAGATCTACCTGTCGACGCCGAACGGCGAAGTCATGTACTGGGTCGGGATGCTCCCGGCCGGCACCACGTCGTTCACGTACACGGACAGCACGGGTCCGATGGATCTGCCGCTGAACACCCAGTTCCTCGGGCCGGCCCCGGCCGGGCAGCTCGTTGCTTACTATCGCGGCATGACGTTCGTCGCGGCGGGCGACACGCTCTACCCATCCGAGCCGTTCGCTCACGAGCTGTTCGATCTGCGCAAGTACATCTCGCTCGATGGCCGGATCACGATGATCGCGCCGCTCACCGACCGCGAGATGTACGAGACCGGCAAGAACAGCGGCCTTTTCATCGGCACCGATCGCTCGTGCGGAGTGCTGGTGGGCTCCGGCCCGGGTGAGTTTCAGTACGTGCCGAAGGCGAATTACGGTGCGGTGGAAGGTGCGCTGACGTTCGTCGACGGATCGGTGTTCGGAGATGACTCGCAGGGCATGCGCGAGCTGCCGATGTGGCTGACGACCCAAGGAATTTGCGTCGGGCTGCCCGAGATGGTCGTGCGCAACCTGACGCGCACCAAGTACCAGTTTGCTGTCACCGGTCGCGGAGCAGCACTGTTTATGCCCGGCCCTAACCGGCTTATTTTTTCGGACAATCTCTAAGGAGAACGAATCATGACGATGCGGCTCTCGACCGGTCTGCGCAACTACCTCGCCAAGCAAGGCGGGATTGCGGAAGCGCTGAACAACGGCATCATTGAAATCTACTCGGGTGCGCAGCCGGCTACGCCGGACGCCGCGCCCACGGGCACCCTGCTCTGCACGATCTCGTCGGGCTCGGGTGCGGTGACGTCGGAAGTCGTCGCCACCGGCACGCTGACTCTCACGGGTGGCGCGGCCGGCTCGGTCAACACGCTGACCGTCAACGGCATCGACATCCTCGGCGGGGCCGTCAACTTCGATGCGACGCTGGGCCAGACGGCGGCCGACATCGCGGCGCAGATCAACCGCTTCACCGGTAACGTCGACTACACCGCGACGGCCAGCGGCGCGGTCGTGACGATCAGCGCGCTCCCGGGCACGGGCACGAGCCCGAACGGCTTCGTGGTTGCGGCCACGTCGACGACGATCACCACCAGCACGGTCAACATGGCAGGTGGCGTGGCTGCGGTGAACGGCCTGAAGTTCGATAACGTCTCGGCCGGCGCGCTGCCGAAGCTCAGCTCGCAGGTGTGGTCGGGCGTCAACGGAGCCACGGGCACCGCCGGCTGGTTCCGCCAGTACGGTTCGGTCGCCGACTCGAAGGCGCTCGACTCGGTGGGCGTTGCGCTGCGCATGGATGGCGCGATCGGTACGAGCGGTGCGGAGATGAACCTGAACAGCACGGCGTTCGTCTCGGGCGCGACCACCACGATCGCGTCGTGGTCGATGACGGTGCCGGGTCAGTAAGGAGCTGATCCGTGGCCAACCTCACGCTTAACGTAAGCGGGGTCTCGTCACAAGGCGTCGCCGGCTCGCTCATCATGCCGGTGTTCGCGATGGCGCTCCCGGTGCCCACGCTGTCGATCAGCGGCCAGGGTGCGATTCCGCTCGTCAACGTGGGGTTGCCCGCGCCGCAGCTCGCGGCGACAGGTGCGCAAGGGGCGATTGCGAGCGTCGCGCTCACGCTGCCGATGCCGATCCTGCAGACGCCGGGGGTCTCGCTGGCGTTGCCGATGCCGCGCCTCGCCGCGAGCGCGATCGTCGGGCCGGTTGCCACGGTGGCGCTCACGCTGCCTTCGCCGGTCCTCGCGATCAACGCGCCGAACGCGGCGCGGCTGACGCTGCCCACGCCGCAGCTCGCGGCTTCGGGTTCGACGGGGGCCGTGGCGAGCGTCGCGCTGGCGCTGCCGAGTGCCCAGCTGGTGAGCGCGGGGGACGTGCCGTACACGGCGAGCGTCGCGCTGGCGCTTCCGGTGCCCACGATCGAGATCGACGCGAAGGCGGCCGGCCTCGCCGCGTCGACGATGTACCTCGGGCGGCTGGCGCTCGCCGCGCAAGGTGTGACGGGCACGATCGGCTCGGTGGCCGTGGTGCTGCCGGTGGTGCATATCAGCGCCTCGGGCTATCAGGCGACGGTCGGCAGCGTTGCGCTGCGGTTGCCGGCGTTGCAGCTCATGACGATCGGTGGCAATGCCAGCTCCGGGACGGGCACCGGCACGAGCGCCGCGAACACGGTCGTGATGCACTCGGAGTCGCAGGCGCTGTCGACCTACTCCAACTTCCCCTTCAATTCGTACGCTGCCTTCAACGGCGTGTTCCTCGCGGCGGACGGCAACGGGATCTTCGCGCTGACCGGCGACACCGACGATGGCACGCTGATTCAGGCGAACGCGCGCGTGGGCATCACCGACTTCAACACGTCGCACCTGAAGCGCGTCGATCGAATCTACGTCGGCTACCAGACGACCGGCGATCTGGTGCTGAAGATCTTCACGGACGGCGGGGTCGAGCGTGATTACGCGTTGCGCTCGAACCAGTTCCCGGGTCTGCACAGCAACGCCGCGCGCCTCGGCAAGGGGCTCATCAGCCGATACTGGCAATTCGAGATCGCGAACGTGAACGGCGCGAACTTCACGCTCAACGAGCTGGAGCTGAAACCGATCGTCCTGAGCCGCCGCGTAGGTGGCCCGGATGCGTGAGGTCGGCGAGATCCGCAAGACGCTGGGCGAAGATCCGGCCGGCTCGGCTCCGTACATCGGCACCGCGCGCACGCTCCTCGGTGTGCTGAAGAACCAGATGGCGCTGGGCGGCCTGTCGCAGGGAACTCGCACCGTCCGGCTGCCGAACGGCGTGACGATTACCGTCGAGTCGCGGTTTGGCCAGGACGCGGTGCGCATCGTGCCGCCGCCGGGCGTCTCGGTGCATGTTGACGTCCAGCTGCCGCCCGGCGCTGCGCCGATTGCTCCTGAGCCGCTGGAGTCCAGCGTCTCGTACCCGTGGTCGCCCTCGCACGTGTGTGTCGGTGGCGCATTCAACAACACGGTCGGGCTCACCGGGATTTACTGGCCGACTGAGAAAGTCGCGCCGATCGACGTGGGCGCGTCGTTCGGGAACTCGGACATCGGCCAGTACCTGACATCGGTGACGGCGGACGGGCATTTTGCCGTGGGCTGGCAAGGCAACAACGGCGTCAGCTACACGCGCAGTGGCGGGCTGCGGGATATTCCGATTCCGGGCGTCGACAACGACCCGAACGGCAGTGGCAACTCTACGGCAGCGTCCGTCTCCTACGATGGGGGCAAGGTTGGCATCGCGGCCGTATCGCGCACCGGGGCGTTCTCGCTCGGCTACGTGTGGTTCCCGAAAACCGGTGCTGTTCAAGCGCTGCAGCAAATTTCGGTGGCGACGCAGTTTGCCTCTGAAACGGTCGTCATGTCGGGGAACGGCAAATTCGCGGCCGGGCGTGGCCCCCATGGTGCGATCGAGGCGGCGGTGATCGTCGACGTGACGACCGGCGCGACGGTCAAGGTGATCGACAACGCGAAAATCCTCGCGCTCGATTACGCTGGCACGACCGCCGTGGGCTGCATCAACTGGGGCCAGTCGAACTCGCAGGCGATGATCTGGACGCCGCAAACGACGATCTCGCTGGGGCAAGGCCAAGCCGAGGGCATCAGCGCGGACGGCACCGTGGTGTGCGGGACGCTCGGCTACCAGTGGACGAGCAACGGCTTCATCTGGACGAAGAAAGGCGTCATCGGGCTCGGCGCGCTGACCGCCGCGCACTGTGTGTCGCCCTGCGGCACCACGATCGGGGGCGCGAACGCGTCGGCTCCGGTGGTGTGGGACATCCACGGCAAGCCGACCGTGCTTGCCCTCCCCGCCGGGTCGTATATCTATCGCCCGGATATGCACGGTGTGCTGGGGCTCGCGCAGCGCGCGCCGCTCGCGTGGCTGGGCCAGGGTGACACGACGCTGACGTTCTCCGGCTGACCCCTACCACAATTCCGGCTGTTTTCATCCCTGTGAATTAGACAGGATTCCTAACTAGATATAGACTTCGCGTAGTCACCCACGGGGCCATGCGATGTCCATTACCACTTACGTCGTCGATCAGGTATTCGGGGACAACGCCTCCGGTGAGCTGCCCCCACCGCCGCAATCGACCGGTGCTGCGAACATCGTCAACGAAGGCTTCAGCACCGCGCAGCAGTACGCGCAGAACGCGTTCAACACCGCGAGCAGCTTTCTGAGCCAGATTGCCGGCGCGACGACGAAGCTGCAGACGCTGCCACCTGTCGACGGCACGTTGCCTCCGGTCAGTGACTTCGTGTCCGCGTTCGTGCCGCCGACGCAGCCGGTGCCGCCCACTGGACTGACGATGAACCTGCCGGCCGCGCCCGGCGCGCCGTCGCTCACGCCCGTGCAGGGTGTCACGGTGGGGCAGGCCCCGCAGTTCACGGCGCAGCCGGCCGCGATCGATCTGTCGTTCGGGCCGCCCGCCCCGCTCTCGGCCACGGTGCCGACCGCGCCGACGCTGCCGGCCGTGAACGTTCCGACGTCACCCGCGATCGTGCTGCCGGATGTGCCGACGTTGCTCGGCATCAATGTGCCGGGTGAGCCGCTGCTCAACCTGCCGACGTTCACCGCTGTGCAGCCGGGCTCGCCGCTTGCTCCTGACTACATCTTCTCGTTCAACGAAAACGCGTTCACCGAGCAGCTGCTGACCGATCTGAAAACGCAGCTCGACGCGTGGGTCAACGGCGCGTCGACGGGGCTCGCGCCGGCCGTCGAGCAGGCGATTTGGGACCGCGATCGCGCGCGTGAGATGGTTGCGAGCCAGCGCAAGATCAGCGAATCGATGCGCATGTTTGCGCAGCGTGGCTTCACGAAGCCGCCGGGCGCGCTGAACCTCGACATCCAGCAAGGGCTGCAGGATTCGATGGGCGTGCTGTCGTCCGCCTCGCGCGACATCATGATTAAGCAGGCTGACCTGGAGCAGTCGAACCGGCGCTTTGCGTTCGAGACGGCGTGGAAGGTCGAGGAAGGGCTGATCCAGTACAACAGCCAGATTGCCGGCCGCGCGTTCGAAGCGGCGAAGTTCGCGCAGCAAGTGGGCATCGACATCTTCCACGAAGTCGTGGCCCGCTACACGGCGGACATTCAGGCATATCAGGCGAACGTCGAGGTGTACAAGGCGCAGATTCAGGCCGAGCTGGCGAAGCTCGACGTGTTCAAGGCCGAGATCGAGGCGCAGCGGCTGATCGGCGAGATCAACCAGCAATCGGTCGAGATCTACAAGGCGCGCGTCGAGGCGGCGCATACGATCGTTGACATCTTCCGGGCGCAGGTTGAAGCCGCAAATGCCTCGGCAATGGTCAACAAGACCACGATCGATGCCTTCGCCGCGCAGGTTGGAGCCTATGCCGAACAGGTTCGAGCAAAAGCTTCGGAGTACGAAGCATATGCCACACACGTCAAGGCCGAGGTCTCGAAGCTGGACGCGTTCACCGCGCAGGCGAGCGCCTACGACAGCCAAGTGCAGGGCTTCAAGGCGACGGTCGACGCGCTGGTGGCCGCGAAAAACATCGAGATCGACGTCAGCCAGCGGCTGCCGCTTGACGTGTTCAAGTCGCTGACCGATGTGTACCGCGCGCAGGTGGGTGCGGAGACGGAGCGCGTGGGCGCGCTGGCGCGTGTGTTCGAGACCGAAGGGAATGTCTACAACGCCGAGGTGCAGGGTGAGTCGGCGCGCGTGAACGCGGAAGTGTCCGTGCTGAAGGCCGACACCGAGCTGGCCGTGGCGACGGGTAATCTGCGCATCGAGGCGGCGAAGGCGAACATTCAGCTGCTGACCGAGCAGGTGCAGCTGCTCGTCGAGTCGATCAAGGGTGGTGCTCAGGTCGCAGCGCAGCTCGCCGCGTCGGCGCTCTCCTCGATCAACCTGTCTGGCCAGATCGGCGATCACGTCACGTATGGCGTGGGCTACAACGTGAACAACTCGTCGCAGGCCAGTGTCAGCAGCTCGATCACGAACAACACGTCGAAGCAGACCAGCGAGTCCGAAACCACGAATACGTCGACGCAAACGAGCACGTCCGATGTGACGTCGCACAACTACAACTACACCCCGTAAGGAGCCGACGATGGCTGGCCCGCTGAATCAGGACGTTCTTAACTCGCTCGGCAACTTCACGGTGCCGGGCCTCGTGACGCCGAACAACATTCCTGTCGGCAAGCCGTCCGCGCCCGTGCCGGCGACGCCGCCGGTCGGCTCGCTGATCGATCAGATGCGCGCGAATGGTCAGTTCGCGGGGTACGGCATCCCGGGCGCTCCGGTGCCCGCGCCGGCCGCTGCTGTTCCGGCTGCTTCGGCTGCGCCCGCCCCGGCTATCGGCCAGCCGCCGGCCGCCCCGCCGATGACGCCCGCGCAGCGGCAAGCGTTCTTGGCCGGAATGCCGGACTACGTGCCGGGGAAAACACAGGGTGCCGCGCAAGGTGGGCTGCGGCCACCGCTGCCGGATAACATGCTGGGCAACTCGGGCGTGCCCGGATTGCCGCAAGGTCCAGTGCCGGGTGGCCCGGCCGCAGCGTATTCGCCTGCGGCTGCGAATGCCGCTGGCATGTGGGCGACACCGGTTACGACTTCCGGCGGGGGCGTCGGCGCGCCGAGCGTGAACGGCCGCTATATCGACCCGACGCAGGCGATCCAGCATGGTTACGACCAGCAGCTGGCATATCAGCAAGCTGCGCTGCAGAACATCATGGCCGCCGCGCGCCAAGGCAACCCGGATAACTACAGCTTCCGCCTCGCGCACTTGATCGGCGCGATGGGCGCGAACAACTTCGCGGGCATTCAGGGGCAAGGCGTCGACGCACTCAACCAGTCGATCGCGGGCGTGTCGGCCGCTGGCATGAACGCGGGCGCGGCGATGTATGGCTCGGATCAGGCATTGAAGGCTCATTTGGCCCAAGTCGGTGAGGAGCACTATCAATCCTCCACCGGCTCGGTGCAGACCGGCACCACGCTCGTGCCGGACGCCATGACTGGTATCAGCGTGGCAGTGCCGACGTATGGGCAGCGGCCGGCAGCGGCCGGTGGGATGCCGACGCCGTATCCGACGACGCCGCAGGGTAATCGCCCAGTGGTCGGAGCCACTTATCGTGACCGTAACGGGCAACGTGCGGTCTATCAGTCGGATGGTACCTACAAGCCGGTAGCCCAATAATGGCAGAATTCGACCCGACCTCGGCCTCGCTCGAACCCGGCCAATTCGATCCGTCCTCGGCGACACTCGAACCGCCGCCCGCGCCACGTGGAGCGCTGGGTGAGATCGCGACCGGAGCCCTGCGCGGGCTCGTCGCTGGCGTTCCTGAAGCGGTCGGCAAGTCGTCGCAGTTCCTCGGCAACATGATCGGTTCGCAGGGGATGGTGACGGAAGGCCAGACGATGCGCGGCGCGGCCGATATCCTTCGGCAGAAGTCGTGGCTCGCCCCGCAGACGGCTGAGCACGGTGGGTTCACGAACACGGTTGCGCAGGCGGCCGAAGGCATCGGTAGCTTCCTGCCGACGATCGCGGCCGGCGCGGTGAACCCGCTGGTGGGCCTCGGCCTCGGCGCGGCGCAGATGGCGGGCACGGCCGGCGAGGAAAAGCTGGAACAGGCGCGGGCTAAGGGCATGTCGCCGGAAGCGGCGCGCTCGAACGCACTCACCGACGCCGGTATCGCTGGCTTGGCCGGGCTCGCCGGAGGCGCGCTGGGCGGCAAGATGATGGGCATGTTTGGCTCGCTGGCGGGCCGCGTGGTGGGCCAGGACGGCTCCGCGCTCGCGGCTGATGTGCTGGGTAAGCTGAGCGGTCAGCAGGGCACCCTGATGCCGTTCCTCAAGACGCTGCCGAAGTTCGCGGCCGAAGGCACGGGCGTCATGGTCGGGCAGGCCGGCCTGCAGGGGGCGGTCGATCAAGCGTACGGCAGCGACGATGCCGGCCCGCTCGAAGCGATGAAGAATGCGTTCCTGCCGTCGCTCGCGACGATGGGACTGCTCGCCCCGCTCGGCCTCGCCGCATACGCGAAGTCGGTGGGTATGGCGAAGTCGTCGGCCAACATGCTGTCGGCGGCCGAGACCGATCCGGTGCTGCGGCAAAAGCTCGCGGCCCAATACGCGGGCGAGCTTGGGAAGGTGAACCCGGACGCGGCGACAGCGTTCATGTCGAATGCCGCGACGGCGATCGGCAACAAGCTGCCGATGGCGATCGACCCGAAGCTGTTCAGCCCGGGCACGATCACCGTACCGCAACCCGAAGCGCCGCCCCAGCAGCCGCTGGCGCTGGGTGCACCGCAGATGCGTGTTGGCGAGCCGACGTTGCCCTCCTACTCATTCCCGGACGGCAGCTCGACGAACGACGTCAATCAGGTCTACGCGTACCTCAACGGTCTGCCGCCCGAACAGCGCGCCGCTGCGCGCGCATCGATCTTCGGGTTCGAGGCACAGCCGACCACGTTCGACGCCGCGACGATGCCGCCCGCGCCGGAGCCGCCGGGCAACGCATTGCTGCCGAGTGCGACACCGCTGCTGCCGGCTCCTGAGCGGGCCACGCGCGGCGATGGGACGGTGTACGTCAACGAGCGCGGCGAAGCGGTCGCCGGCAAGTCGGGCGCGTTTCAGTTCCCGGACGGCACCAGCACGGACGATCCGGTGCAGGTGTCGAAGTATGTCGACTCGCTGCCGGAAGATCAGCGCGCGCTCGCGTGGGCGAAGATCGTCGGATCGCCGGAGGCTGCGGCGCGCCCCACGGCACTCGTGCCGACCAACACGATCGAGGTGAACCGCGAAGGCACCGCGATGACGCCGGCCGAGCGCGAAGCGTACGCGCGCATGTCGCCGGTCGAGCAAGCTGCCGTGTCGCCCGAGGCGCAGCAGATGCACGCGCAGATCAAGGACGAGCTGACGGCTGCCGGCCAAACGCCGGCCGAGCCGATGTCGCGCGCGGAGTTCAACAAGTCGGAGCTGGCAGCAGGGCTGAAGGGACAAGCGCTCGCGAAGGCGTACAGCGACTATCTGAAGTCGCCGAGCACCGCCGCCGAGCTGATGCGCGAGGATGCCGAGGCGTACACCGCGTTGAAGGAAACCCAAGCGCCCGAGGCAACGCCGGCAGCCGAGGTGCCGCTGGAAGCGCCGGAGCCGCGCCTGAACACGCAGCTCTCCGACGCGCTCGAAACGGCGCGCAAGGAAAGCGACGTCGAGGCCGCACACGCGCAGCTCGACACGGCGAAGGCGGCCGAGACGGAAGCGCTGGCCAATCGTGCTGCAGGCGAGCGCGAAGCCGCCGCTGCCGCAGCTGGCGAGATCAAGCCGGACCTGAACGCGCCGAAGCAAGCCGACGAGATCCATAGCGATGTCGCCGCCGTGAACGAGGCGAACGGGTTCGATACGCGTGCGCAGTCGATGGTGCCGTTCATGAAGCGCCTGGATGCGCTCGGCCTCGATAAGCTGCCCGATCACGATGCGCAGATCGCGAAGCTGCAGGAGGTGCTGTCCGATCGTTCGGTGAAGATGTCCGACGTGATGCGCGACCGCATGCAGGCCACGCTCGATGCGTGGAAGGCCGAGCGCACGCCGGAACCTGCCGCACCTGAAGCCGCAGCGCCGGCCCAGCCGGCACCGGTCGTGAAAGCGAACGGCACGGAAGTCGCCGCTGCAAAGCCGAGCGAAACCGCCGGCACGCCCGTGCAGAAGATCGACGAGATGGGGCACGTCGCCTTGCTCGCGGAAGCGCGCAACACGTATCAGGCGCTCAAGACGGCAAACGAGAAGCTGATCGCGCGCTGGCAGGAAACCGGCCAGAAGCTCACGCCGGCCGATCAGCGCCGCTGGAACGACGTGCGCTCGAAGCTGCAGCTGTTCAGCGACATGACCGGCGAGAACCACGCAAATTACGGCGACGACTTCGTGCGTGGTGAGCTGCGCAACGCCGACAAGGTGCTGACGGGCGATTACTCGAATGGGCGCGGCCCGCTCGCGCTGGTCGCCTCGAAGAACATGGACGAGGTGAACCCGTCGCTGTTCGCGAATTCGAATCGGCTCGTCGACACGCTGGCCAACATCCGCGACTACGGCTCGACGCCGGCCGCCCGCGCGATGGCTCGGCAGCTGATGCCGCTGGTCGGCGACACGAAGCTGGAGCACGGCTGGGCACCACCGCCCGAGAGCCCGCTGATGCGTGGTCAGTTCGACCCGATGAAAAAGCTCGTCAGCATCTTTCAGGGCGGCGAGACCGAGCACGCGATCCTGCACGAGTCCAGCCACGCCGCGCTGGAAGCTGCGATCTACCGCGCGCAGTCCACGCGTGCGTTGACGCAGCGCGACGTGCAGATGAAGCGCGGGGTAGCCGATCTCGAAGTGATCCGGCAGGAGGCAATGCGCGGTATCGGGCAGGCGGATCAGTACGGTCTGTCGGACGTGCACGAGTTCGTCGCGGAGCTGGACAGCAACCCGCTGTTCCAGCAATGGCTGAAGGGGCTCGGCGAGAACAAATCGCTGTGGGATCGCGTGGTCGACACGGTGCGCAAGATCTTCGGCATGTCGGTCGACCACCGCGACATGCTCGAAAAGGCGCTTGAAGCCCGTGACACGCTGTTCAACATGGTCCGCGATCAGCACGAGTTCTACAACTCGCCGGAAGGCGCTGGTTACGTGATGGACCGCACCGCGCACGCGCTGGTCGAGAAAGGCGATGAGCTGACGAAGGTGGTGAGCCTGGACAAGGCGAACCGCACCGTGGCGCGCACGATGCTGCCGACCGTCACGCTGCACTACATCGCCGACCGCATGCGCGCGATTCCCGAGATCGTGCAGTCTGGCTTCAGCCGTGGGCTCGACGCGATGAGCCGTGCGTATGACAGCCGCGACCTCGTGGCCAAGCGCATCGAGGAAACGAACGGTGCGTATGTGAACAGCGTGCGCCAGATCATCAACAAGCTGCCAGCGGAAAAGCAGTCGGCCATGCAGATGCAGATGATGAAGCTGGGCGGCGAAGCGGCGATCGGCCAGTTCGATTACAAGCTCAACTACGCGGAGAACAAGAAGCTGTACCCGGACCTGAGCGATCAGAACAAGGGCTTCATCGACGGCATTCACCGCGAATTCAAGCAGCTTCAGGCGTCGAACCCGGAGCTGGCGAACTCACTCGTGCGTGGTGAGCAGCTGAACCGCAAGATGCTGGTGAACCAGTTCTCGACGATGGTGCGGCTCGCACTCGAAACGCAGGCTGGTGTCACCGGCCGGCTGGAGGCCGAGCTGTCGCGCATGGCTCCGGAAGATGCCGCACGCGCGCGGTTCGAGCAGCGCGTGGCGAACGCGCGTATCGACAGCCAGCTCGCAGCGAAGCATGCGCAAGGGCTGGATTTCATGGCGAAGGATCTGGACGCCGTGAAGAACCCCGACGAGAAGCGGTACGTCGACGGCGCGTCGGCCATGCTCGCCACGCGCTTGAATGCCGCGTTCATCGATGCGCGGGCGTTGCCGCAGGGTTCGAATCTGCGGCAGGTCATGGCGGATCTGGAGGAGGCGTACCGTCCGCAGGAGCGCTCGCCCTACTTTTCGCTCGGCCGCAATGGCAACTTCTTCGTGAATGCCGCGTTCCGCAACATGGACGCGGCGGCCCACGCCAAGGTGCAGGACGCGCTGCGCGGCACGAACAAGATCGTCGGCGATCTCACGGGCGACGGGCACGCCTTCTTCCGCTTCAAGACCGAGGATGAGGCGAACGGCATCTACACGCGCCTGAAGTCCGCGCTCGGCGACAAGATCGATCTGTCGCGCTCGGGCTGGGGGCCGCTGGCCGAAGATCACATGACCAGCGTGTCGGGCGTGACGCCCGCGCTGCGGCAGATGCTGGCGGACATCCACGACGAGTATGAAGCCCAGCGTGCGGCCGGCGGCATGAGTGCCGAGCAGGCAGCGCAGTACAAGGCGATCGCGACGCGCTCGCTGATGTCGCTGCTGCCCGAGACGGCCGCGCGTAGCGCGAAGATGGAGCGGCGTGGCGTGGCGGGTTACGACGGCGACTTCACCGGCAACTTCGCGCGGCGCGCCTCGGGCGCGGTGCAGGATCTCTCGAACATCTACACCGCCCGCACGTTCACCGACGCGCAGAAGCAGATGAAGGACGCGCTCGGCCAGATGAACGTCAGCGGCAGCGCCGATGCGAAGATCCGTGCGGCCGACGCCTACGGCGAGGTGATGAAGCGCTACGCGAACAGCATGACGCGGCTGGACAATAGCGCGATCAATCAGGCTGCGTCGCTCGGCCACAGCTACTACCTCGCCGGCAACATCGCCTACATTATCCGCACGATGGCCCAGCCGTGGCATCGTGGCTTGCCGCACATCGGCAGCAAGTTCGGCTACATGAACGCGGTGCAGGAGCTGCCGAAGGCGACGGCCACGGCGCTGCAGCTCATCAAGAACACAATCGCGGCTGGCTATCAGGCGGGCGGCGGCCGTGGCGTGCTCGATGCGAACATGGTCTTTAAGGACATGGGCCTCAAGCCGAACGAAGAACAGTTCATGCAGGAGATGCACGACCTCGGCAAGTTCGATCTCGGCCAGTCGCGCCAGCTCGCGCAGCTCGCGGTCGGCGGCAGCCAAGGGCGGCAGGATCTGATCCGTATCGCCTCGATGTTCCCGCAGTACACCGAGATGGCGAACCGTGTTATCTCGGGGCTGGCCACGTACCGGCTCGCGATGCGCGAGCTGCCGAAGCGCCCGGGCAACGAAGGGCTGTCGGCCGACCAGCTGCACGCTATGGCGAGTGACACGGCGCGGCGCGCGGTCGAGTACGTCATGGACGACTTCAGCCCGTCGAACACGGCGCGCATCCTGTCCAAGCACGGCCCGCTCGGCGCGACCGCCCCACTGCTGACGATGTTCCAGAACTTCAACTTCCAGACCACGCAGCAGATTGCGCGCACGATCCACGACGGCTATTTCAGCGGCGAGGCGCAGAAGTACCTGCAGGCGGCCGGCGACCAGAAGGGTCTGGCCGAGGTGCAGCAGCGCTCGCGCGAGGCCAGGAGCGAGTTCAAGGCGCTGCTGGCGACGACCAGCGTGATCGCGGGCGTCATGGGGCTGCCGTTCGCAAATGCGATCGCGGGCGCGTACAACCTCGTGACGAGCGACCGCGACGCTCCGAGCGACATCCGCATCAGCGCGCGGAACGGCTTGGCACGCCTGCTCGGGCAGCCGATGGGCGATGTGATCTCGCACGGCGTGGGCAGCCTCGTCAATGTCGACACGTCGAACTTCGGGCTGGAGAACCTGCTGCCGGGCTCGGAGTTTCTGGCCGATCGCCGCAGCTTCCAGGACCGCATCGAGTCGCAGTCGCAGCAGCTGCTCGGGCCGGCCGTCAACGCCGCGATCGACGTGGGCACCGCGTTCCATAAGATCAGCCAAGGCTATGTCGTCAAGGGCATCGAGTCGCTGCTTCCGCCCGCACTCAAGTCGCCGTTCAAGGCGGCCGAGCTGGCGGGCGTGGTCGGGCCCGGTGGTTACACGGACACGAAGGGCAACCGCTATCCGATGCAGCAGCAACCGAATGCGTGGAACATCCTCGCGCAGGCGGTCGGATTCCGGTCGGCGGATCTCGCCTCGCATAGCGAGCTGCAGCAGGATCTGTCGACGAACAAGCAGCTGCGGGCGGAACGTCGTGGCGTGATCGCTGACGAGTTCTACAAGGCGGTTCAGCCGGGCGCGTCGCCGGACGACGTGAAGGTCGCGGTCGCCGACATGCAGGCATACAACGCGAAGAACCGCACCGAGCCGATGCTCGGCATTCAGCAGTTGCTGCGCTCGCGGATGCAAGAATTCGCGATTGGCCGCAGCCTTGGCGTTGGCGTGCCGGTCGGAAAGCGCGAAGTTCCGTATGTGAGGCAGGAGGGGTATTTCGCCATGCCCGAGCGAAAGTGACGGTTATAATGCGCACATTTGTTGGAAGTCCTAATGATTGGGGGCGGCGATGACGTGCTGCAACACACAGGATTTTTGCGTTGCTGCGGGTGAAACCTTCCACCCCACGATCCGCTGGTCGACCGACACGTACACGAGCGTGCCGATCACGGCGATTACGCAGGCAGCGCCGGCCGCGATCACGGCCATGAACCATGGCTTGCCCGATGGCTGGCCGTGCGCGGTGGTGGGCGCTGGGGGCATGAACCAGATCAACGCGCAGCACTACCCGCCGGCCGCAGCAGACTGGCAGAAAGGCACCGTCGTCGATTCGAACACGGTGGCGCTGGGCAACGTGAGCAGCGCGCTGTACTCGCCGTACACAAACGGTGGCTTTCTCGTCTACGGCAAGCCGGGTGTGCTGGCCGGTGCCGTGGTGACGCTGACGATTTGGGACGGCCCGAACAGCCCGAATGCGCCGCTCGTCGCGCTGTCGAGTTCGGGCGGTGGCATCGCGATCGACATGAACCTGATGACGATCACGCCGACGCTTCAGACGGCCGCCCTTGCGTGGAAAACCGGCTTCTACCGGCTGGACGTGACGGACGCCAGCGGGACTGTGACGCAGCTTTCGAGCGGCACCATCACCATCGATTAAGGGGAAAGTCATGTATCCAGTCACGCAAGTCGGGCCGTCCGCTACGGTCGGCGCAGCGAGCGCGGTCGCGGCGACGGTCAACGGCGCGTCGTATGTGCTGGTGAGCAACACCGGCAGCACGTCGGCCTGGAGCGATTTCGCGTTCGCGCGGACTGCGGCCGTGCCGGCGACGCCGCTGATCCCGGTGCCCCCGGGCGGCCAGATTCTCGTGCGCCAGACCGGCAACGATGGCTACTGGGCGTCGTCGATCGGCGGCATCACCGTGACACCCGTCGAGCGAGGTGCGTGATGAAGCTGGATGCGAGCGCGCGCAAGAAGATCTCGGGCGACAAGTTCGCTGGTCCGGGCCGCACCTACCCGGTCGAGGACAAGGCGCATGCGGCGAACGCGAAGTCGCGCGCGAGCGCGGCCGAACATGCTGGGCGCATGTCGAAGTCCGAGGAAAAGCGCATCGATGCCAAGGCCGACCGTGTGCTCGGTGGCAAGGGCATGGTCAAGAAGCCGGGTTAAGGAGACGGGAATGGCAATCATCAAGGTGCTGATCGACGGACAGCTGGGCGAGATGGATGAGTCCGAGCTGGTCAAGACGGAAGGCAGTCACGAGAACGACAACGAGATCGCGACGTGGGTGGAGTATCGCTTGCCGGGCAGCGACGTGATCGTGCATCGGAGTGCCCACGTACACCTGAAGATCCCGTTGCTCAGCGATGCAGTCGCAGCATCGATTGGCTAATTTTTCTCGCATCAGTTAGGAGTCCATCATGGCAAACTCGCAAGCAATGTGCACGTCGTTCAAGCAGGATCTGCTGAACGGGCTGCACGCGTTCGGCACGTCGGTGGTGCGTGGCTCGACGACGGCGGACAGCTTCAAGGCTGCGCTGTATCTGACCACGGCGTCTTTGGGCGCGGCGACCACCGCCTACACGGCAACCGGCGAAGTGTCGGGCACGAACTACACGGCGGGTGGCGTCGCCGTTACGTTCGGCACGGCCCCGACCACGAGCGGCACCGCTGCGTTCGTCACGCCTTCGGCGAACATCGTCTATTCGAGCGTCACGCTCTCGACCGCGTTCGATACGATGCTGCTCTACAACAACACGGCGTCGGGCAAAAACGCCGTGTCGGTGCATACGTTCGGCGCGCAGACGATCACAGCCGGCACGCTCACGCTGACGATGCCGGTGAACGCCGCCGGCACCGCGCTGATCCAGCTGTCGTAACCCGAGGTGAGCCATGGCCGTGACTCTCTACCTGTCGACCGATGCGTCCGCGCCGACACTGACCGGGCAGGTTGGCTCGCTCGTCAGCTTGCTCGATGCGTGTCTGGTGAACGGCTACGGCTCGAAGTCGGCTGCTGGCTGGACGATTGCCTACACGGCGACGAACAAGCGCGACTACAAGCAGGGCACCGGATCGAACGGCTACTACCTGGACGTCGATGATTCGGGTCCGGGTGCTGGTGCTGCGCGCGAGGCGCGGCTGCGTGGCTACGAAACGATGTCGGCGCTCGCGACGGGAACGCTGCCATTCCCGACGACCGCGCAGTCGTCCACGTTTGGCGTCGTGTGCCGCAAGTCGAACACGGCGGACTCGACCGCGCGCCCGTGGTATCTCATCGCGGATGCGACGTGCTTCTACCTGTTCGTGGATACCGGCGACGTGGCCACGTATTCGATGGCTGTCCACTTTGGCGACTTCTTTTCGTACTCGTCGGGCGATACGCACAACACGATCTTGATCGGACGCAACGCCGAGAACACAAGCAACTTGTACAACGAGGCGCTGGTGGCGCTTTCTCCAGCGGCTTACGCGTGCAGTGGGGCGCTCGGCGGCCATTGGATCGATCGGTCATATACGGCGGTCGGCGGGTCGGTTGGCGCGGCCAAGCATACGCATTTGCTCGGCTATGGGAGCGTCTACGGGGGCGCTGGTATGCCCACTGTGATGGGGAATGCGTCGGCTGTCGCGCTGTACCCGAACGGCCCCGACAACTCGCTTGAAATGGCTCCCGTCTATCTCGGCCATAACGGGCAGGTGCGCGGCTACCTCAAGGGGTGCTGGTGTCCGATGAGCTGCCAGCCGCTCGGGCATGCCGACACTTTCACGGGTACGGGCAACATGGCGGGCAAGTCGTTCATCGCGTTCAATATGCAAGGTTGCGTCGCCGCTACCGTGAATGGTTCGAGCACCGGCAATCCGGCTTCCAACACTAGCGGGCAAATCATCATCGAGACGTCGAACACCTGGAGTTAATCATGACGCAAGGAATCGCCGATTCTTCCGCGTCGGATCATCAATTGACTCCGTACGGCGCGGCGTTTATCGATCCGGCCCAGGCCAAGTTTGGCAACCGGTCTTTGAACGTGATCGGGAGTGGGTCCAGCGTGCGGACCCCCAGCAGCCCGGATTTCAACTTCGGCGCTGGGCAATTCACCTTCGAGACGTGGGTGTATTGGACGGCACATACCGGGACCGCGATTGAATGCCTCCAAAGCCAGTGGGGGACGTCGGGGATGACGAATAGTTGGTGGCTCGGCATGCTGTCGGGAACGCTCGAAATCAACGTGACGCCCGATGGTTCGACCATGACAACTGTCGGCGCGGCCTATACGCCGACTTTGAATACGTGGACGCACATCGCAGCCGATCGTGATGCGTCGAACGTTGTGCGCGTGTATGCAAACGGTGTTGTGATCGCGAGCAGCACGGTCGCCATGACGCTCTATGCGAGCGCTGAGTCCGTCTACCTCGGTAATGACGTCGCCAGTTACAAGCTGACGGGGTATATCGATGAGGTGCGGATCAGCAATACTGCGCGTTATGGCGGGGCATTCACGCCCCCGGCGAGCGCGTTTTCACCGGATGCGAACACGGTGCTGCTCGTGCATTTCGACGCGCTCAATGGGGCCGCTGTCGGGACTAAGGTTCCCGCTTTGCAGCCGGCGTTCGCACTCACGGTGCCGCCAGCAGCAGTGTTGCAGCTTGGCAAAGCTCCGGCACAGGGACCGCATACAGTCTCCGGTACCGTGCAGGTCAACGGCGTGCCGACAGCTGGGCTGCTGGTGCGCGCGTATGCGAAGGCCACTGGCGAGTTTCTCGGGCAGGCGACGACGGACGGCAGCGGTAACTACACCATCAATTGCGGGAACAACTTTACTGATGTGACGGTCGTGGCCTACAACCCTCCCACGTACGAGGCACTTGTTGCCGACCAGATCACGCCGGCATAAGGAGCGGCCATGACCCTGCAGATTCAGGATCGCGTCAAGGAGAGCACCGCGACGACCGGCACGGGTGCCCTGTCCCTCGGCGGCGCATTGACCGGGTACCGTGCGTTCTCGTCGGTGTGCGCCGACCAGGACACGTGCTGGTATTCGCTGCAGGAGGTCGACGGCAACGGCAACCCGACCGGCCTGTGGGAGGTCGGCATTGGCACGTACACGGCGAGCGGCAACACGCTCGCGCGCACCACGGTGCTGTCCTCATCCAACAGCAATGCGCTGGTCACTCTCGCCTCCGGTTCCACGCACGTCTGGATCGGCCTGCCGGCCGAAGTGATGCGGCAAGGTGCGTTTCTGGCGGGCGTAGGCGCGGCAGCCAACATCCCGCAGATCAGCAACTTCGCTTGGACGAACCAGGGTTCGTGCACGGCCACGCAGCAGGCGAATGGCGTGGCGCTCTTTGCGCCAAGCGGCGGCAGCGAGAACGTGCACGTGTTCGATCAGGCGAAGCCGGCGGGCAGCAGCTGGGCGGTCGTCGCCGAGTACGATCTGACCGGCCCGAAAACGAACTATATGCGCGCGGGCCTCTCGTTTCGCGACAGTGCGTCGGGCAAGATCGTGGCGTTCTGGATCGGCATGTGGGAGACCGCGTACGACTACGAGTATTACAGCAACACGACCTCGTGGGCCGGGCGCACGAGCGTGACGCAGATCGTCGGGCGTATCGCCCGCTGGCAGAAAATCACGTACGACAGCACCAACTTCAAATGGTACCTGTCGAATGATGGCGTGACGTGGACGCTCATCTACACCATCGCGGTGAACAACTACTTCGGGTCCGGTGCGTTCACGCACGTGGGGGTCGCGCTCAACCCGTTGAACGGCGACATCGCGATGAACCTCTACCAGTTCTCGGCAGGCTGATGCCATGAGCTTCGGCGGCCAGCCCTTCGGCACCGGCCCGTTCGGGGCGCTCGCGGGCGTAAACATCCCGCAGAACCCGACAGGCGTTCATGCGACTGGCAGCGTCGGCGCGGTGTCGACGAGCCGCACCATTGCGCTCACTGGCGTGCAGGGCACGGGCGTCGTGCATTCGCTCGTGGGCGCTGGCTCGCAGCCGGTCAAGTTCAATTTCGTCACGGCTGGTTACACCCCGCCGAGCGCGCACAACGCTCACCTCAAGTTCGGCTCGGGTGGCACGCCAGTCACGGGCGTCACGGGCACAGGCGCGGTCGGCAGCGTCGGCGTCACGCACACCTCCGCGCTCACGCAGGTCACGAGCACTGGCTCGCTCGGCGGCGTCACGGCAAGCCAAGCGGTGAGCGTTGCCCTCACCGGGGTTTCGGCAACCGGCGCAGTGAGCAACGTTACGCCGACGCAGGGATTGACGGGTGTCTCGTCCACGAGCGCAGTGGGCAGCATCACGCCGACGCAGGGTCTGACGGGCGTCTCGTCCACGGGCGCGGTCAGCAGCGTCACGCCGACCCAGGGTTTGACGGGCGTCTCGTCCACGGGCGCGGTGGGCACGATCAGCGAGTTGGACAAACCTGCCCTCTTGCAGGTGGCCGCAACGGGCGCGCCCGGCGACGTCAGCGCCGCGATCTCGGTGGACGTCACGCAGGTGGCCGCCACGGGCGCGGTGGGGACTGTCACCACCGGCATTATTGTCCTGTCGCAGGTGGCGTCGACGGCCTCGGCCGGTAACGTCAGCGCAGTGATCGCGCCCTCTGTAACAGAAGTTTACAGCACGGGCTCTCTAGGTAGCATTACGGAGTCCGAAGCATTATCCTTGTCGGGCAACGTTTGCGCGGGTGGTGTCGGGGGCGTCACGCCTGCGCAAAACATTACGTCTGTGGGGGCCGCCGGCAGCGCCGGGTCGGTCTCGACCGCAGCATCTCTTGCTGCAGGGGGCAACCTTGCCTCCGGATCGCCGGGCATCGTTGTCACGGGCTTGGCGATCCCTATCTCGGGCACTGCGACCACCGTAGTCGCGGGCTCGGTCTCGGCCGGTCTTTGGCTGAGTGGCGTCGCGGGAACAGGTTATGAGGGGACCGTTAGCCCGTCGATCACCGTATCTCTATTGGGTGTCTCGGCGATTGGTATCTCAGGAAATATTTTCGCTGGCGCAGCAGCAGGCGACGCTATTTCCGTATTTTTGACTACCTACAACCATGAGCACTCCTTTACAATCCAAGCATCAGACTCGGCCATCCACCAGCCATCGAGCGAAACCAGCTGCCGCACCGCCGCTTCCGACTGGGTTGCCCGACGGTCTGTCGAAGAACGTAACGTTGCTTCAGCTGTGGCGCAAGACGTCACCGCTGTCGCATAACACGGCGGGAATGGACATGACTGTTCCGCACTCGGAAAGGAAGCTGACGCCGGCTGACATCGATTCGATTGTGGATCAGCTGGAAGCCCGAGCACTTGCCCGACTTCAGGCCAACATCGGCCGTGGCGTGCTGTCGATCGTAAGCACGTGGATGATCCGCGCGATCATCGTGGTCGCAGCGTACGGTGCCGGGTCGGGCGGCCTCCTCCGCAAACTGGGGCTGTGATATGAGCCGCATGCTCGAATGGCTGTTGATGGCTCTCGCGTGTTACGCCGCGTGCATCACGCTGCGTACGCTCGACATCGAGCCGCAGGTGCAGGTTCTGCTCTGGAAGCTCGGGAACGTGACGGTCTCGGCCTACGCTGGTTACTGGGTCGATCGCCGCGCGTTCTCGCGCGTCCTGAAATCCACCGCGCCCCTCGAACAGATTCGACGTGCGATCGTAATGGCAGCCGCCATGCTCTCCGTAGCTATGGGGCTGTAGATATGCGCGACCTCGTATGTGCGGCTGTATGTACTGCCGTATGTACGGGACATCTTGCATATGGCGCTGACCCCGCTTTGCAGTACCGGTCAACTCTCATCCGCGAGGCGCAGGCCGTCCATGGCCTCGCTGCGCCCATCCCGATGTTCGCCGGCCAGATCCGTCAAGAGAGCGGCTGGCGGCCCGGCGTCACCGCCTGGGACAACGGGCGCGGCCTCGCGCAGTTCATGGACACCACGGCGGCAATGATCGCGCGCACGTACCCGGAGCTGGGCGCGCCGGACCCGTACGACCCGCGCTGGGCGATCAGGGCGTTGGTGCGTTACGACGGCTGGCTGTACGCCCGCGTGAAGGGTGCCGATGCGTGCCAGCGCTGGGGCGCGGCACTCAAGGGATACAACGCCGGCCTCGGGTACGCGCAGCGCGCGCAGCGGCGATCGCCGCGACCGCAGCAGTGGTTCGGTGCCACGGAGTTCATCAACGCCGGGCAGAGCCCGAAGAACTTCGAATACAGCCGCCTCTACCCGAGGTGGATCTTGTGGAAGCACCAGCCGCTGTACCTGGGCTGGGGACCACGCACCTGCGGAGAAAAGCCATGAGCCTCGTGACCCTGCAAATCCTCGTCCTCGCCCTCTACGCCATGAACGCTGTCCTCATCATCCGCTACACGGCGAACCTCGCGGTGGCCGTCTGGAATCTGATGCGCGCGTGGGTGGGCGCGTACCACCCGAACGGCGCTGGCTATATGCCGAGCTGGTGGTACTCGCTCGACTGTCTGGCCAACACGGTCATCGGCGGCGATCCGCACGAGACGATCAGCGCGCGTGCCGGCAAGGCGCGCACGGCCGGCCGCCTGTGGGGCTGCGTGCTGTGCCGCATGCTCGGCTGGATCGTGACGAAGGTGGTCGGCCAGCCGACCGACTACTGCGCTGACAGCATGGCGCGCGACGCCATTACCCCGCACGGAGAGTGACATGGCCCTGATCTTCGAGAAGTTCTTCCCGTACATCGTCGCGGCGCTGGTGGGCACCGGGCTCGGCATGTGGGTGCGTGGCGTCGACGCCGACCGCGTGCTCGCGCGCGAGAAGGCTGACCATGCCGCCGACGTCAAGACGTACCGCGACCAGATCGCCGCAATGAACGCCGCCGCAGATAGCGCGTTCCAGAAAGCCGTGGCGGACCACCAAGCGCAGGAAGGGAAAATCGCGTCCCTCGATGCGCAGTACACCGAGGAGAAGAACCGCCATGAAGCCGACAATGCCCGTTACGCTCGCGCTCTCGCTGCTGGTACTGAGCGCCTGCGTGTGCAGGTCTCCCACTGCTCCGTCAGTGGTAGTGGCAAAGCAGCCGGAGCTGCCAGCGCCGCCCGCGTGGACGATGGAGAAACCGCCTACGCAGACATCGCTCCAGCGGCTGCAGAGCGCGTTGTCCGGGTCGCCACTGACGACCAGCACGAAATCGACAAACTGACCGCGCTGCAGGCGTACGTGTGCACGCTCAAGCCGGATCTCCCGGCGTGCGCGGCTGGTCAGTAAGCGTCCACATATCCTGCGGGAACCCGGGCCTCGGCAGGTAGCCGCGCCGTTCGAGTGTCCCCCGCACGATCGGATTCTGGATCGACTGGACGTAGACGTAGGTGCAGCCGAGTTTGGCTGCCGCGATCTCAACGGCGTGCAGCGTTGCCGAGAACACGCCATAGCCCCGGCAGTCCTCGTTCACCGTGATGTCGGCCAGATCCAGCGCGTAGCCGGCCTCATTGCCCAAGTAGCGCACCGAGCGGCGCACGTAGAGCCTCCCCTTCCCCTGCAGGTCGATGTGGGCGTTACGCCGGCCGAACACCGCGATCACGATGTCGTCGGCCAAAGACTTCGAATCAATCATCACTCACGCTCTGCTCGCAGCTGCACCGGCATGAACGTGTCGTCGTCGATCTGCTCGCGCACGCAGCCGCCGGCCGGCATCTCACGTGGCGCGTCGATGCAATACTCAGCGTCGTAGGCTGCCGTGTGGAGGAGCCAGCGGTGCGGGCGCACGTCGCCGTACTGCGTCATGATGCGGCCGGCCATCTCGATCATCATCCACGCGCTGAGCGAGAACGATGGGCTATGGATGTCATCGGCGATCCAGCGGTATGTGCTCATAGGGATCACTTTGGTGAGATTTCAACGCGCAGGCGGTAGCCGAACACGTCCAGCAGGTCGCGCATCACCGCGAAGGTGATTGTCTGCCTGCCGTTCTCGATGTTCGTCACGGAGGTACGTGACAGCCCGACGAATTCGCCCAGCTGGGCCTGAGTGTAGCCGTGCGCCAAGCGCAGCTCGCGGATGAACGCCCCGAGATCGCCGGGGTTCATGGTTTCACGGCGCTTCATTTTTTGACTGGGTACCCGATGCCGACGATCTTTTGGCCGCGTGCTGCCGCGTCGCGCTCGGCCTTCGCAACGTCAACGGCCGCTCGTTTTTGGAGGATGTCGAATTGCTCCCGAGCGATCTTTTCGGTCGGCCACTGCTTGCGTACGCGGTCGATGAATTGCTCGCGCGTGACGCCGGACACCTCGCCGGCGAGCGACGCCATAAACAGGTCGGCGATTTCGTCGTAAATGCTCACAGCCATGTCTCCACAACGTGCGATGGATCGTTGTCCGACCGCGTGATGCACACCAGCCCCGGCGGCAGCTTCCGGCGCAGCTCCTCCAGCGTGGCCGCCTTGAGCACCGTGTGCGTGCGCATCGTATCGCCGCCCGCGAGGATCAGCCACATGCGCGCTACGAACAGGTTCGGGTAGTCGGCCGGGTGCTCGTAGACGGTCCACATCGCGAGGGGGTTGGCTTCGGTCATGGGTAGATGCGCTCAAAGGTATCGGTTCGCCGGTACAGCTTCGCGTGCATATCGTACGCCATGTTGCCGGGGGCCAGCTCCTGATATAGCCCGAGATCGTTGCTGGCCTGTGGTTCGGAGATGCCGAAGTAGTCGCGCAGCGCGCCACGCCGGACGGTGCCGTAGTGGAACAGCAGGAAGTCGATGAGCCGAATCCGCTGTTCCACCGCGTACGACAGATCGGGCTTGAGCATCAGTGCACCGAACCGCGAGGAGGCAGGAAGTTGGTCATGCGGCCCTCCGCGAGATCCCAGTTCATGAACTCAA